CCCGGCGATTGGTTCGACGATGACGGAATGCTCATGTGCGGGAAGTGCGGTGAGCCGAGGCAGGGGATGGTGACGGTGTCCGCTCCGATGGAGGGCAACCCCGAGAACAAGATGACGTTCAAGGCCACCCGCTCCTGCAAGTGCGACCGCGACAAGGAGGCTGCCGAAAAGCAGGCCGAGCAGAACAAAAAGGACATGGAGCGTGTCGCCCGTCTGAAAAAGGCGAGCCTCATGGATGAAAAGCTCCGCGAGGCATCCTTCGACAGCTTCCAAGTCACGAAGTACAACGCCCGAAATCTGAAGCTGTGCCGCCGATACGCTGAGGCGTTCGACGAGATGGTGTCCAAAAATCAGGGTTTGATTTTCTGGGGAAGCGTTGGTACGGGTAAGAGCTTTGCGGCTGCCTGTATCGCCAACCACCTGCTGAACCGCGGCGTCCCCGTGATGATGACCTCCCTTGTGAAGCTGCTGGAGCTCATTCAGGGCGGCGAGGAGAAGGAGAGCGACATCATCGCCAGGATGAACAGCGCGAAGCTGGTCATCTTCGACGATCTGGGTGCCGAGCGCAACACCGATTATGCGCTTGAGAAGATTTACAACATCATCGACAGCCGGTATCGGCGGAAGCTCCCGATGCTCCTGACCACGAACCTGACCATCGACGAGATGAAGGACGAGGAGGACAGACGGTACAGCCGCATTTATGACCGCATCTTCGAGACCTGCTACTCGATGCAGTTCACCGGCCCGAGTTGGCGGAAGAAGGAAGCCAGCCGGCGGTTCACGGAGATGGAGAAGCTGTTCGATATTGACTGAAAGGAGAAGCCAAATGGAAATGAAGCAGCGGGTACAGCATCTTATCGCTGACGTCGAGAGGGCCTGTATCAAGTACAAGCTGAACATGACGATTTACGACGGGAAGCTCGCGTTCGTCGATCAGGAGAGCCGCCACATCGTTGCAACGTGGGGCCCGCAGTTCAAACTCAGCGAGGAGTCTGAACATGGCGGGCAGTAAAGAGGTCTTCTATCTCAAGATCGGGAGTGAGGCTGACCGCGTGACGGTCGCCTCCATCCTGTTCCGAAACGGGTACTCCGTCCAGCCCGTGAAGCAGAAAAAGGACGGGAGAAGCAACGAATACCTTGTCAAGTATTGGATTGGCGAGGCGATGGTGGAGGGGGCAGAGATACCGAAATGAAATTGAAGTTTTCCGTCCTTGGAGAGCCAGCAGGCAAGGGCAGACCGCGGTTCCGAAATGCTGGTGCGTTCGTTCAGACCTACACACCGGAGAAGACGGTCAGCTATGAGAACCTCGTCAGGCTCGAATACCGCCGTCAATGCAACGACTTCAAGTTCCCCAAGGACACACCGCTTGATGTGCGCATCACGGCGTACTACGGCATCCCCAAAAGTGTCAGCAAAAAGAAAGCGCAGCTCATGCGCGAGCGGAAAATCAGACCGATGAAGAAGCCCGACTTCGATAACATCGGCAAAATCGTGTGTGACTCCCTGAACGACATCGCCTATCACGATGACGCCCAGATTGTAGACGCACAGGTAAGAAAGTTCTTCAGCGACGACCCGAGGGTTGTCGTGACAATTCAGGAAGCAGAATAGGAGGCAATCATGAAGAAACTCGCAAAACTCAGCCCCGGCCGCATTTTCAACTTCGCCGGTGAGAAGTTCGTCGTCATGGAACAGCGCGACGGCGCTGCGTTCGTCCTGCTGGCTCAGAGCAAGGAGTCCTGCCCGTTCAACGACAAGGACGATGCGGAGAACCGCAACGACTACACCCGCTCCACCTTGAAGGAGCGCATCGACAAGTGGGTGGAGGCCCTGCCTCGCACCTCGGAGGAGGCCGCGGCCATTCTCCCGTTTGAGGTGGATCTGAGCTGCACCGACCGTAGCAAGAGCTACGGCACCATCACGGTCAAGGCGGCGCCCCTGACGCTTTGGCAGTACGGCCAGTTCAAGGAGTTGATCCCGCTGAACGAGGATGACTGGTACTGGCTCGTCACGCCTTGGGCGTGTCGGTGGCTCCGCTCCCCGCGCACCCACGACGCCGACAACGTGTGGTTCGTCAACTCCAGTGGCGGCTGCGGCGGCAGCAGCGCATCCTACTCGGGCGGCATCCGCCCCGCTTTGCTTCTTAACTCTGACCTCTTGGTCTCTTTGGACGACGAGGTTGAGGATGATTGCTGCGGCGAATGCGACTGCTGCGGCGGCAAGGGCCTGCCCAGCCTCGACGGCATCAGCACGGCGACGCTGCTGGAGGAGATCCAGCGCAGAGCGATGCGGGCCGGCTCGGTCTTCATGGGTGAGGATGGGACGGACGAATGAGAGATCTGGAGTTTAGCGGCTATTGGGAAGGCGAAGCCGTGTACTCGTGCGACTGCTGCGGCAAAGACGTTTCGTTCCCGTTCGATAGCGAGGACATCGACTCGAAGGCCCACCGGAAAGAGCTGCGGGAGCGGCTCGGATGGATCACGACGAAGGTGGATGGCGAGTGGCACGACTTCTGCTGTGAAGCCTGCCGAAACAAGTACATCCGCGACACGACAAAATGAAGGAGGAAAATACCATGAGCAAGGACTATTCTCTGTCCCTGAGAGGCGAGGCTTTCAACAGCCTGTGCGCTGACTTCGACACCACGCTCCGCGACGTGCTGGCTGGCATGATCGAGACGGAGCAGAACACCGGCGAGATCAACATTAAGGTCAAAATCACCCTCACCGATGACTCGGCCCCCGACTACACCGTGGCCGGCGGCCATCAGACCAGAGAGGTGACGAAGCCGAAGTTCGACCACACCGTTGCCTACGTCATCCAGCGCAAGGAGAAGAAGAGCGGCAGCTTCTCCGGTAACTTCGAGCTGGTCTTCGATAAGGCCAGTGGACAGTATTTCTACCGCGACATCGACAACGGCCAGACCACGCTCTTTGATGGTGACGGCGATTCTGCTGACTTCGCCAACACCCAATACGACGTCGTTGACGAAGGGCCCAGAGGGCTTCCTGCGGCCTCAGAGAGCAACGTAATCAACGGGGAAGAAGTTGCACCCGCAGACGCAGAGGATGCCACTCCTGACGCTGCTGGCGAGTTTGAGGAGGAAACCATCGACCCCGCGCATGATCCGTCCAAGCCCTTCGGCTGGCTCCGTCAGTTCATCGGCGAGACGATGAACGTCACCGAGGCGATGGGCAACTACACCGTCCGTACGCAGGGCAACAAGGTCGTCCTGTCCTCTGCGACCAGCCCCGAAAACCCGTTCTACTGCTCTGCTGAGAAGCTGAGTCCCCATGTCGGTCACGCCGTCGTGTGCGTCGGCTATGGCGATGACGAGATCGTGAACATCTCCATTGAGTGTGAGGATTGCAGCGAGGTTCTGTTCGACATCGACTCTCCCCATGTCGGCATGGAGGATGCCGCCGAGAAAGAGGCTTCGGGCGAAGAGGAGCCGACCGAGGAGACGGATGCGACCGACGCCGCCGCAGAGGAAGAGCCTGTCACCGAGGAGCCTGCTGACGAGAACGAGCCCAACGGCTACGAGTACGACGAACCCGAGGCGTAACGACCGCGATTTGAGCAGAGAGGAGGGCTGGCATGAAAAGCCCAATCGACATAGTGCGAGGCAGGATCGTTGACATCGACAAGCACGGCATCGTGACCATCAAGGCCCGCTACGACGACTGGCCGATGCTCCTGAAGCGCGAGTACAAGGAGTGCAATATCCAGATGATCGACAGTCGCCCGCTGTCCGATAAGCAGAGGCGCACCTGTTACAAGCTCATTCGAGAGATCTCGAACTACACCGGCATGGGGCTTGACCCGACCAAGGAGTACATGAAGCTGAAGTTCATCGCAGAAGACCTGCAGGAAACGGCTGACCAGATGTTCTCTCTGAGTAACGCCCCTATGAGCCTTGTGTGTGCGTTCCAGCGGTTTTTGGTGCGGTTCATCCTCGACTGGGACATTCCGTGCAGCTTCTCTCTGCTCGATTTCGTGGATGATGTTCAGGACTATGTGTACGCTTGCTTGGTGAGCAAGAAGTGCTGCATCTGCGGGAAACCGTGCGACCTGCACCACGTCGATCATGTCGGCGCAGGCCGCGACCGCGAGGAGATCATTCACGAGGGAATGGAGGTGCTCCCGCTTTGCAGGGAGCACCATTCCGAAGTTCACGTGATAGGGTGGCTGACGTTCCAGAAGAAGCACCACCTCACGAGAGGTGTCCTGCTGGATAAGCACCTGTGCAAGCTATACAGACTGAAACGAAAGGAAGAAACCGAGAATGCTGAACAAGATAATCTTGATGGGCAGATTGACCCGTGACCCAGAACTGCGGCGCACCGGAAGCGGGACAGCCGTGACATCGTTTGCGCTGGCTGTTGACCGCGACTTCAAGGGGCAGGGCGGAGAGAAGGAGACGGACTTCATCGACGTGGTTGCGTGGAGAAATACCGCCGAGTTTGTGAGTAAGTATTTTACGAAAGGCCGCATGGCTGTCGTGGAAGGCCGGCTTCAGATCCGCGACTGGAAGGACAAAGAGGGCAACAACCGTCGCAGTGCGGAGGTCGTGGCCGACAACGTCTATTTCGGGGACAGCAACAAGGACGGCGGTAATCGGTCTGGAGGCGGAAGCTACGGTGGCAGCTACGACAACAGCTACCAGCAGCCCGGCGGAGATTTTTCGGAGATTGCCGATGACGACGCCGGCGAACTCCCGTTCTGACAGGAGAATACGCGATGGAACGACAAATTATCCGCTACCAAGGTGAACTGTGGAGCGAGATACCGGGGCATACGGCGTGTCGCATACTGCGATAAGGCGAGCGATGCTTGGCATTAAGTGGGGTTATTTAGAGGAGGGGTTACGTTGATAAAGACGAAAATAGAATGGAGCGATTCGACGTGGTCGCCAGTCACGGGCTGCTATCATACCTGCCCGTATTGCTATGCCAGATCGACCGCAAACCGCTTCAAGGGCTGCGACTGCGCGGCCGGCGGAGAGACCGACGAGAATGTGGTGTACCTGAAGGAACGGCTGACTGTTACCAGCAAGGACGGCGTCGTCCGAAATGCGGCGTACCCCTTCGGCTTCACGCCTACGTTCCATGAGTACCGCCTCAATGACCCGCTGACGAAGGGGTTCGGCAAGACGATTTTCGTCTGTTCGATGGCTGACCTGTTCGGGGATTGGGTGCCTGACGAGTGGATCAAGAAGGTGTTCGACGCCTGCAAGGCTGCCTCCGGGCACAGATACCTGTTCCTCACCAAAAACCCAGCGCGTTACATCCGACTGTACGAGGCGGGCCTGCTGCCTGCCGGCGACGAGTTCTGGTACGGCTCAACGACGACCGAGCGCGATGTGCCGATGTTCTGGTCGGACGAACACCACACCTTCGCCAGCATCGAGCCGATTTTGGGGCCTCTGGGCAATCCCAAGAAGGACATTATGGAGTCGATGGACTGGTTCATCCTCGGCGCGGAGACGGGCAACCGCAAGGATAAGGTCGTCCCGAAGCGCGAGTGGATCGAGGGCGCGGTCGAGCAGGCCAAGGCGCTCGGCAAGCCGGTCTTCATGAAGGACAGCATGAAGCCCATTTGGGGGGACGACATTATCACAGAGTTTCCGTGGAGCGAGTGAAAGGAAAAGACGATGACCAATGATGTGAAGATTTTTGCGAAGACCATCGAGCAGGAAGCGACGGAGCAGATCGAGAAGCTGTCCCACCATCCCGTGAGTGACGGCTCCAAGGTGCGGATCATGCCCGACGTTCACGCCGGCGCTGGGTGTACTATCGGAACGACGATGACCATTCACGACCGCGTCTGCCCGAACCTCGTGGGCGTGGACATCGGCTGCGGTATGCTGGCCGTCAAGCTGGGGCGGGTGAGGCTCGACCTTGACGAGCTGGATAAAGCCATCCGCTGGAATGTGCCGGCCGGGTTCTGCACCCACAACTACCCGAAGGAGTGGTTCGACCTGAGCGGCCTGAAATGCGTCGGCATCGACAACAGCCGTGCGCTCCTCAGCATCGGGACGCTCGGCGGTGGCAATCACTTCATCGAGGTTGACAAGGATAAGAGCGGCGGCCTCTGGCTGGTGATCCACACCGGCAGCCGAAAGCTCGGCCTTGAGGTGGCGAACTGGCATCAGCGCAGAGCGATGGAGGCCATGACCAAGCCCACCAGCGAGGAAATCAGCCGCGTTGTTGCCGAGTACAAGGCCGCTGGCAGACAGAAGGAAATCGCCGGTGCGCTGGAAGAACTGAGAAAGCAGCACAGCGACTTCGGAGCACCCGACCTCGCGTACCTGACCGGCGAGCTGATGGACGACTACCTGAGCGACATGGAAATCATCCAGCGTTACGCGGAGGCCAACCGTCAGGCCATCGCAAAGGCCATCCTGAAAGCTATGCACATCGTCCCGCAGGAGCAGTTTACGACCGTGCACAACTACATTGACCACGAGAGCATGATCCTGCGGAAAGGCGCCGTGTCTGCCAAGAAGGGCGAGCGCCTAATTATTCCGATGAATATGCGCGACGGTTCTCTGGTCTGTGTCGGCAAGGGCAACGACGATTGGAACCAGTCGGCGCCGCATGGAGCTGGCCGCCTGATGTCCCGCAGCAAGGCCCGAGAGTCTATTTCCCTCGGAGCATACCGCGAGACGATGCGGAATGTGCATAGCTCCTGCATCAGCTACGACACCATCGACGAGGCGCCGTTCGCCTACAAGGACATGAAGGAGATCGTGGGCTGCATCGGCCCGACCTGCGACGTGCTGGAGATTATCAAGCCCATCTACAACTTCAAAGCATCGTCATAAGGAGGGATAGTCATGGGAAAGAACGGATACCTGCAACGGCAGAGGAACACGGTCAACGTCTACCGGCAGGCTGAGAAAGAGACGTACATCCAGTTTATGACCGATACGCTCATTCTCACCTTGAACGACCCGGCCGTCATGGGGAAGGATGTCTTTGGCGAAAAGCGCATCCGCCGCGTGGTGGAGGCGTGGGGCAAGGTCTTCGACAAGTACCACGGCGCTCTGGAGAAGGGTGACGAGCAGGACTATTGGCAGATCAAGATGGACATGAACCTGAAGGGCATCCTCGGCGAAAAAGGCTTTGAACCCTTTGAGAAGAGGTATGAGTGGGTCAAGCAGGCGTAAGCCTCGCGGGGCCAGAGCGAAAGTGAGGTGAACGGGGCTTCCGAACTCTATGAACGAGGAAAAACACTACGATGTCGAGGCCGTCAAGCAACGGCTGATAGACCTCCGTGATCTGAGGCGTGAAATCGAAAATCAGTCCGAGAGGCTGGAGCGGTTGGAGACGAAGCTGGTAGGCGTGGGAGCCCAAGCCCTCACGGATATGCCAAAATCGCCGAGCCCATCCAACGACCGCATCTCAGACTTGATGCAGCAGAAGTTCGACCTTGAGGAAGACATCCGGGCGACGCTGGAACACAGACGGCGGGAGAGGATGTTCTTCGAGAAAATCATCCGTCGGCTGAAACGCTCCGACGAGCGGGCTGTCATCCGAAGCCGATACCTCGACGGGGCAAGCTGGGGCGATGTGGTGGATCTGCTGTACGGGGACGAGGAGGATCTGCTGGAGCGGGAGGATATGTACCGCAAGCGGGTGTTCAAACTCCACGGCAGAGCTTTATTGAGCATGGCCCAGTACATCGAAGATAACGGCCTGATGTGGAACCCCGACGACTACGACGAAACTGAATAGGAAACCGAGAGCAGGCTTTGCGGCCTGCTCTTTTTCTACCTGCTGATAATATTAACGGAATGATTTATGATTGTAGAAATAATATAGAAAAATTAACGTAAATCTATTGACTTAGGTAGGTAACGCAGTATAATATACTCATAAGATAACCAGATGGATAATTTGAGATAACCAGTAGGAGGAAATAACGATGACCAGATTTCAGATGGAACTCAGCGGAAAGCTCGGCCAGTTTTGGCAGAATGAAGCCCAGAAGGAACTTGAGCGCGTGAAGTCCGACTTGGACTCGTGCAAGATTACCATTGACGCCGACGGCGTTGCCCGCAACAGCATTGGCCGTGCGCTGGCCGACGATATGCTCGAAAAGGTTGAGCTGGTCGCTCCTGACTGCGTGAACGTGTCCGCCACTCGCGCCACCTACGAAGCAGAGGTGCGGGAGGCTCTGAAAGGTTACGCCAGTCGGCAGCCAAGCGGCGAAGAAATGCACGAAATGAGATCGGTTTTCGGCGCCGGAACTACGGTGGTCGATGTCCTGAGCGGACGGAGGTATGCGGTATGAAAAATGGTGGGTGGGTCCGGTGGAGACATTGGACGGAGAACGGGCTGGTCGCGTTTGGGCAGATGCCGCTCCGAGATGTCGGGCGGGAGCTTCAGAAGTTTGAGGCTGAAGCCATCAAGATTCTGAAAGAGACCGGTGCAGACCACGTCCTGTACGGCGTGAAGGAATACGACAGCGACGGGAATCTGGATACGGTTCGCTTCTATCTTGAACCGATGTCGGAGCAGGAGTTCGAGGATCGCGTTGTGAAGAACAGCGCAGGGATGACGGTCTATGCCGTACATAAGAGATAAGGAGGAATGCGAAATGAAACTGAAGGACATGGTGGAACTGTTGTCAAACAACGATGCCTGCGTGGTACTGAAGGTGAAAGACGGGCAGGAAATGAACCTGATCTCGCTCGGCTGCTTCAATGGCGATGAAGTGATGATGCGCCTGACGAAAGGAAGAGATGTGACCTGCACGTTGTTCCGAAAGAACGGCAAGAGCTTCTCGTGGCACTGGGGAGCAAGCGGGTTTACGCTGGTCACAGATCAGGTGTGGCGAATGGGCCAGCTCATTCAGAGTTGTATCGAGAATGACTTCGGCATCAAGTGTAAGTATTGAGGAGGGAGAAGACATGATTCTGAAAGTCCGGGACGAGCAGGACTTCAACATCAGTATGAACCTGAACATCAACTACGAGCTGGAGTATATCGAGCTGACCGTCAATGTCTGGAACAAGAAGGCGCACACCCAGCAGACGAAGACGTTTACGGCAAGCCGCTTCTCAGAAGCGCTGGCCTACTACCGCCAGCAGGAGACATTTCTGCTTGGCGCAGGAGAGCAGGCATGAGGTTTTATACAGCGCAGCCTGCCAGCAGGGTATCCGCAATCAAATGCGGAAAGGACGTCGTTCCTGATTGGTCGAAGCATCCTCTGGCAGACCCGAATGCAAAAGCGTATCGGTATCTATTGGATACGTTTAACGCGCACAACGCGACAAGTGCTCTGGGGCTTATCTTTGGCTACGCCTTTGAGAACCTTAATGCGCTTCGCGAAGCTGTCCGAAAGGCCGGTATGCCGTCCGGGGCATATTTCCCCGGCAGAGAAATGCTGGTGGTGAATGTGCCGGAGGAGATTCCAACACTCACAGTAGATTTCTACCGTTTCAGCGACCTTATTTTTGGCTTCGGAGATTCGATGATTTTGCCGCTTGCCAAACGGGATTTGCTGAAGCCGAACGGTAAGATGTTTGAGCTGCCAGTAACGCATATCCCGCTCATCAAGGCGGAATGGGTCACGAAAATTGTTGGTCAATAACCCCCACCAAATCTAACGATTTGGAAGGGGCTTGCGGGCAACCGTATATGACATTGGGCATGACGAGCCGACCGTTATCCATCACTACACTTTAGACGAGGAGGAAGAAGCATGAGCAGACGCCTGACAAAAGAACTGATACTGCAGTGGCTCAAGGAGGCTGGCGGCTGGGAGGCAGGGCACAACGAGCTCTTCGAGTACAAGCACTGGAGCCTCGGCATTCACAAGGAGGACGACAGCTACCAGCCGTTCACATTCGGGGTTGCTGGGCACCACAAGGGAACGGCGGAAACCATCGGCAGGCGCTATCGGAGCATTGAGGAGGCCATGTTGCACGTGGTCAACGGCTTCAATGAAAATGCCAACGTCCGAAACCCGTATGCGTCGCTTGATGAAGCGATGAACGACACGCTTGGTTGGCTGGCGCGTGTCAACACCAAGATCAGTTACCTGTACCGCGACGCCGACAACTACAAGATGCGTCACGAGGTTGTGATTGCCGGCAGCATGAGCGAGGAACAGGAAAAGGCCATCGAGGACAGCCTTGATGAAGGTGTTTACTTCATCCCGTCGCAGGTTGGTTTGCCCAATGACCGCTTTGGCAGCGTCACCGAGGCAGACCATCCGTGGTTTGAATGGGTAGGTGTTGAGCCTACTGCAGACCGACCGACGCTTCATGTGACGGCGGAGGAACTGACGGCCAAATTCGTAGACGCTGCGAACGGATGGACGGAGTCCACGGACGCACCGGCGGACGGTCTGCGCCCGTACAGCGTGACAGTCCGAGAAACGCTGTCCAGAAACGTGATTATCTGGGCTGACAGCCGCGAAGGGGCTGAGGAAAAGGTGGCCGACCTGAGTAACGACGGAACCATCAGCCTGACGGATCAGGATTTCATCGACCGCGAGATCGAATGCAACGGTGTGGCTGGGGTATACGACCTGAGCACGTTCAAGCAGTACGGCAAGGAGGAGTGAATATGGCATACGAAATTGAACTGCACTACGGCTTCGAGAGAAGCCACGATACCTATGAAACCTACCACGCCTTCGAGGCAACGGACATCGAGGAAGAGGTGGATGACGCCGCAATCGAAGAGAGACTCGCTGGCCTGCTCGACTGCAGCCCGGATGACGAAGACTTCGACTGCAAATCCATGCGCGTTGTCTTGCCCGAGAGGACGGTGGAGCGCATCCAAGCGGAGGGCTATGCAGCCGGAAGACGTGGCGTACTGGCCCAGATGATCGAAGGCCCGTGGAATAACGACGCCTGCAAGGGCTACGCCATCATGGCAATGGAACGTGCGGGCCTCGACCCGGAGACGATCCGCAAGGTCAGTAGTGCGATGACTGACTGCTTCGACGATACCACCGTCGCAGAGGCCGGCCGGTACTACGCGAAAGGGGCGGTTCGATGAACGACGAGACTACACGGATTGCCGAGCGGTACGGCATCACCGAGAAATGTGCATCGCTTGAGCGCGACCTGTTAAGCATCGACGGTGTGACCAGCGTGGAGTTTGACCTGAACGGCTTCCTTGATGACATCCATCAGGTGATCGTTCTGGTCGGGTACGATTTCCACATCGTCACAAGAAAGCTGCGGCTCGCTGTTGATGTGGTGAATACGGCGTGTCTGCATGGGCTCGAAGAGTCTGGCGACAGGATCGAGGACTACGGTGAGCACCTGTACCTCGTTTTCAACTGCGGCCCGAGCTGGCCGAAGAAAGGATAAGTTGAAGCATGAGTGACTATGAGAAGTTCCAACTGCAGTGGATGATCGACCACGAGCATTCTCTGCGTGAGCTGATGGAGGAGCTGCAAAGCCTTCAGTACGACGACCCCGAGGACAGCGACCAGATTTCAACCCCGATCACGGAACTGTTTGAGAGGTGGGAGCAGGACAGAGGGTTCGGGTCTGAAATCTGGCCTTGCGAAGCCGAGTACGAGGGCTGCGAGGGCAAAGACGCGGCTGGTGGGAAAATCATTCTGCTTTTCAGCGATGATGACGGCGTGTTCGACACGGCTTTATATCGCGTCAGAAACTACGACGGCCACAGGTTCGCGCAGAGCCTCGGGAACGCAGAGATGAAGTGGAGGCACAGTGAAGATGAATACTTTGACTTTGTGCTTGCTTCGCTCCGAGAGGACGGGTACGGCATCGAGGAGATAGAGGATTACGAAGTATTCGACATGGGCATATAGGAGGAGACCCGGAATGAACCAGTCAAAGTATATCTACCTGCTGGCCGGCCCGTCTGGCTCAGGCAAATCCAGCGTTGCCCGCAAAATAACGGAGTGGTACGGCTTCAAAGAGGTGTGGTCGTACACCGAACGTCCGCCTCGATACGCTGGAGAGCCGGGTCACATCTTCGTGACACCGGAAGAGTTCGACGCCGCTGGCCCGATGTGCGCGTTCACGCTCTACAACGGCTACCGCTACGGGGTGCCACAGTCGGAGATTGACAGCAGCCTTCTGTACGTCATTGACCCCGCTGGCATCGAATACATGAAAAACCACTATGCAGGAAGCAAGGGTATTACGGTAATCGGGATATGGGCGCCCGAAGAAGTGAGAAGGGAGCGCATGATTTCCAGAGGCGACGCCCCTGCGATGGTAGATGAACGCCTGCGTATCGACGCAGGAGAGTTCAAAACGCTGCACCTCATGTCGGATGTGTGGCTCCGTAACATGGATTTGGACGTTACGGCTGAAATGGTGAGCGCCTATATTTTTGCAAAGGAGAAGCAGGCATGAGCAGAACGAAGATCGAGCGGCGCTACCGCAAGATGCAGGCCGACGCGAAGGCGTTCGGCGCGGAGCTTCTGACCGAGGAGAGCATTTTCATTGACGATGACCACCTCGATTGTGTGTGGTACGGCGGCCATATCGGCGGCCTGAGATACAAGGGCTATGAGGTGTCCGTCGAGGTACATGGTGACGTCGAGATTACCGGCTTCATGAATGGCCGCGATTTCCTATATAAGAACAAGCAGAACACCGGCGCGATGAACATGGCGGCATCTGACACTCTGAGGACTACCTTCAAGAGCGACGCGGAGCTGTGGGACGCCCTCAACGCAGACGAAGAGGCCGAGAATAAGGTGGCCTTTGAGAACAATAGCTGGATCGAGGCATTTGTGAAAGACCCAGAGGGACATTGGCACGGGTCGAGCGTCGTGGATGACGCGGACGACGTGCTGGACGCCTGCGGAGGTATTTCTGGATGGATCGACTGGCTCAACGAAAACTACATCAAGGAGGATAAGGCATGAGCAAACACATCACTCGGGAGGTTTGGGCGGCGGCCGGGGACTTCTACAAAGCGGCACAACCCGGAGACACCGTGGACGAGCAGATCGTCAATGACTTCCGCGACTGCGTCCCGCCCGCATCCATGTCGAGCGGGTATCTGCAGGTGGGCGAGGCATACGACCACATGGTAGACGAGAATGGCCGTTGGCGCCCGACGTTTATGACGTTCACCTTCAAGGATGGCGTCTGGGTCTACTGCGGATGCTGCTTCCACGGCGAAACCGTTCACCGCCAGCGCGTTTGAATACCTGTATCGGGGAGTAAAAGACAGGAAAAGAGACAAAAAGAGAGTAACAAGAATTGATGGGGAGCGAACGGGATTGAAGTTCACCATCAACCTGTATTATCGTGTAGCATAGAAAATCTGGAGAGTCCGAGGGGGACAAGAAATCCAGACGAAACGGAAAGACAACAAGGAGGTTCAACGCATGAGCAAGATACTCTTCACTTCGGAATCGGTCACGGAAGGCCATCCCGATAAAGTGTGCGACCGCATCTCTGACGCAGTGCTCGACGAGGTCATGAAGCATGACCCGAATGGCCGTGTGGCCTGCGAGACCTGCTGCACGACCGGCATGGTGCTGGTCATGGGCGAGATCAGCACGGAGCACTACATCGACTTTGCCGGTATCGCCCGCGGCGTCCTGAAGGACATCGGCTATGACAGCCCCAAGGCGGGATTTGACGGCAACACCTGCGCGGTGATGGTAGCTATCGACGAGCAGAGCCCTGACATCGCAATGGGAACCAACGATGGAGTCGGCGGAGCGGGGGATCAGGGAATGATGTTTGGCTACGCCTGTAACGAGACACCGGATCTGATGCCCCTGCCTATCACGCTGGCGAATAAGATGGCATACCTGCTGATGAAGAAGAGAAAGGACGGCACGATCCCTCACATCCTCCCCGATGGAAAGACACAGGTGACGGTGGAGTATGACGAGGGGGGCAACCCGGTACGGGTTGACACCGTCGTCATCTCTACCCAGCATGAGGAATGTGTTGCCCCGGAGGATCTGATCGAACCCCTGCAGAAACACGTCATCAAGCCTGCCCTCGACGAACTGCTGACCTATCGGCCTGATATGGACGTGGTCACTTACAGCCTGTTCATCAATCCCACGGGCCGATTTGTCAAGGGTGGCCCTGCCGCAGACTCGGGCCTCACCGGACGTAAGATCATCGTTGACACCTACGGCGGCTATGCCGCGCACGGTGGCGGCGCCTTCTCCGGTAAAGACCCCACCAAGGTTGACCGCTCCGCAGCGTATGCAGCCCGCCACATTGCAAAGAACATCGTGGCCGCTGGCATCGCTGACAAGTGTCAGGTTCAGCTTGCCTACGCCATCGGTGTTGCGCATCCCGTGAGCATCCGCGTCGATACCTACGGCACCGGCAAGTACGCCGAGAATAAGATCTGCGACGCCATCGAGGCCGTCTACGATCTGACCCCCAGAGGCATTATCAACTGGCTTGACCTGCGCAAGCCCGTCTACAAGAACACTTCCGCCTACGGCCACTTCGGCAACGTCATCGGCGAGGAACGTACTTGGGAGAAGACGGACACTGCAGAGAAGCTGCTCGAAGCCATCAAGTAAGCGCAACAGACCCAGCAAGGCGCTGCTTGGTGAGAACCCCTGAGTATCACAACCACACGGCGCCTGAGGGCCTGAAACCTGCATCGAAAACGCCACGACGGCGGAACGGTGAGGCGGAGGGCCATCGGCTGGGTATGTGTCACCCCTAAAAAGGGATTTCACAGCCTGCCGCAGCGAGGCGCGAGGCATCCGAACAAGGTCACAAAAATGCGTAGCGACACCGTAAAACCTTGCTTTAGGTAGGCCGTATGGTACAATAAAGTAAAGATATTCAGGAGGCAATCACATGGCAATTATGACAGGTCGGTATAGCAACAAGGAACTCCGAAACGATGGGTATTATCCCGTCGGCATCAGCGTCGGCAAGCCCAGAGTTTCAACTGGGTACGAGATCCGTGAACAGTGCTACGCGCTGGCTCCGCGGTACGATATGCTGAAGCTGGGCTATGAGGAGTACAAGGCCGAGTATTTCAAGAAGCTGGATAAGATCGGCGTCGATAAGATTATCGGCATCGTCCAGCGGCTTGACGCCAAGGCTCAGGAGGAGGACAAGAAGCTGGTTCTGCTCTGCTTTGAGGACATCCGTAAGCCTGAGAACTGGTGCCACCGCACGTTGTTTGCGGAGTGGTGGCTGGCCCACACCGGCGAGGTCATCGAGGAGATGCCTGAGGCTGACGCTTTGAAGCAGCCTAAGGCGGCAAAACCGCCTGAAGAGAAAGTTGAGCAACTGAGCCTGCTGTAACCGGCAGGCCGGTGATGTGCGGTGGCGGAATAGGTAGACGCAGCAAGGGTATGCGGCGCAGAAGGGCACAACAGAACGCAGACCTATTGGGGTTAAGTAGCTACCTCGGACGGGAAGAAAGCACGTTGTACGCTGCCTGCGCTATGCGGGGTGACAAATCCCCGCCCGCACATCAGATACCCGGAACTGGTGAAAGAGCATCACGCCCTCTATCCTTGAGGGAGTTCCTACCTCGCAAGTAGGGTTCCGGTCCATATACGGGCGAATGTCCCAAGGTGGCGACACGGTCTCCAAAACCGCGTCTGGTGGATTCGATTCCCAACCGTCCGTGCCATAGGCCCCGACCATCGGGGCAACATCCGGGAATAGTGAAAGGTATCACGCTCGGCATCCTGTCGAGAGTTTCCGCCCCGTAAGCGGATTCCCGGTCCATATCCGGGCTTGGTGAAAGTGCATCATTCCTGCCTACCCGGCAGGCGTTCCAGCCTCGCAAGCTGGAGCCCGGTCCAGAATACGAGAAAGGCAGTCGGAGAACCGGCTGCCTTTTCTCTTGCATCGAGGAGTGACTCCATGAGGAAGATCGGACTAATCGTAGCAGTCGAGGAAGAGGCCATGCGCCAGAAATACGGCGAAGGCTACGATTTGAACGACGGCTATTGCACAGTGCTTTATCAAACTGCCAAAAGCCAAGTCTACGCCCTGTATAGCGGCGCAGGTGAGATTTTCGCGGCCGCCGCAACACAATACCTTATCGACCGCTACGAGGTCGCTGCGGTTCTTAATTACGGCGTAGTGGGAGGCTGCAGAGAAGACCTGATGGCCGACGAGCCTTGCCTCGTTGACTGCGTGGTGCATTGGCAGTACGACCTATCCGACGTGGACGGTGTGCCTGTTGGTCGATACATGGAGTACCCAGACCGGCGGCTCCAGACCGATGAACGGCTCATGGAGATGGCAAGCCGAGTGTTCCCGAACCTGCGTCATGTGTGCTGCGCCTCTGGCGATAAGTTCATGGGCAAGGCCGAGGAAAAGCTCTGGCTCCACAGAGAGTTCGGCGCGGATGTGTGCGACATGGAAGCAGCGGCGATCCTACTGACCTGCGACCTCAACGACGTTCCGTGCCTGATGGTGAAAACGGTAGCCGACAGCGTTAGGGGTGGCGCTGCGGAATACTGGAACGAGAAGGGCAGGACAGCGATGACCTGTCTGGACATCGTCGATAAGCTGATCGACGAGATGTAAGTGAAGACCACGTCTGAGAGGTGACGGCCGCAAGGCCGCCGCCTCTTTTTCGTGTTCTCGAAACCGATAGGAGGTCAGTACAATGGCGTTTTTTATGGACCCCGGAGCGATGTTCCTCGGGTGCCTGAACGGTGTTGAGCAGAAGTTTTTGATTGAGCTCATTAAGACCGCTCGGCGTTCCGGGTACACGCGGTTCGTAGAGCCATGCGCCGGTACATTCGCTATGTCGAATCTGGCAGTCCAGTCGGGGTTCAAGCCTGAGCAGATCGAAACCAGCGACGTGAACATGATGACCTCGGTGATGGGCTACGCCATCACGGGGCAATCTCTCGAACCGCTGCAGATCCACGCGCAGGGTTTCTCCGATGAAGAGCTGTTAGACCCAGCCGTGGCCCTGTACGCGCAAATCTATCTGCGGACATCGAAGAGCGCAGGGAACGAGTATTTCCACAACATCCTGCGCGACCTGCACGACAGGCGTGAAGAGCACATCGAGAGCATCCGCCGACAGCTTGAGGCCACGAAGAGCCTGCTCGGTGGTATGAGCTACCGCCCGCTGGATATGTGGGATCATCTCCGTGAGGTGAAGGATGACCCGCATACGATCATCGTGGCGAACCCGCCGACGTACTTCGCCGGCTATGAGAAGTTCTACGACACGCAGGGCAAGATGACTTGGAAAGAGCCGCACTACGGTATGTTCGACCCTGAGACCGGCCATCAGCAGCTCTACGACATGATGATGGACGCTCCCGCTCTGCTCCTGTGCTATCAGGAGAAACGGGCAGGTGAGGCCGTCGGCCACACCATCTTTGCCCGCTCAGGGACACGCGCCGACCTGAACTCGTACATCACGACGAACAGGGAAGAGGAAGCGGTGGCCCTTGCCAAAGGGAAGAAAATCAAGCGCCCGCAGGAGGGCAAGCTGGAGCCTCTGAAATGCAGTATGCTCCCGCTCGACTATGAGATCACGGAGGACAGCGACATCCGAATTATCCAGATCGCCGGTGCCAACGCGCAGTATTACCGGATGCTCTGGACGCACAATTTCGTCGGCTCGCAGGCGACCTACAATCGCGCCGTTCTGATCGACGGCTATGTGGCCGCGGTCTTCGGCATCTCGAAGATGGCTGCAGACTCCATCTTTGTGTGGTACGTCATGAAGGCACCGCACAAGCTGTACCGCCTCGGCCGTCTCTGCTATATGCTGGCCCAGAACCAGAGCTTCGTGGACACGCTGCTCGACGACATCGACCAGGAGAAGGTCACGAAGATGCGGACAGCCATGCTCACGAAGTACGCCGAGAACAAAGAGGTTCGCGGCATCATGAAGCTGGTCAACCGGCAGGAGGACGCGAAGAACGGGTACAAGCTGACCTATGAGGCCGCCCTTGTGGCTGGCCGTGACGAGAAGGCTACGTTGGCCGAATGGCTGAGGAGGGAGAAACAATGGCAGCAGAAGAGAGCACAGCAATGAGCTACGAGAAGATTTACGACATGGGCACTGGCCTGATTATCGCCAAGGTCCAGCTTGATAAGGTGCGGGAGCAGGACATCAACGCCCGCATCATGAAGAAGGAAATGCAGGATCAGCTCACCGCGAACATCAAGAACCGCGGCCAGCTTGAGAGCCTGCCCCTGCTGGTGGAGAAAGACGGCGTTCTGGAGATTATCTCCGGTCATCACCGCATCAAGAGCGCCCGAGCCGCCGGCATGAAGGAAATCATCGCCATCATCGACGTGAGCGGCCTGTCCCGCTCCAAGATCGCGTCGAAGCAGTTGGCCCACAACGCCATCAGCGGCTTCGATGACCCGTCCATCCTGCGCGAGATCTGCAAGATGCTCGACGACGTGGACGATATGCTGGAGAGCTTCATCGGCAAGGACATCATGGAGGAGCCTCTGGAGCAGTACGATAAGCTGCTGTCCCCGGCGGTGCATTTCGACTTCAAGAACATCACGTTTTCGTTCCTGCCGCATCAGGTGAAGGATATGGACGCGCTGGTGAAGAACCTTGAGTCCTCGGCACCTGAGATTATCGGTGTCGCGCCCTATGAGCAGTGCAAGCAGTTCATCGAGGCGCTGGCCCGCTACCAGAAGTTCTCCGACATCCGCAACGTCGGCGCCGCCATCCACTCCATGATCGAGAGCGTCACGGAGAAGATGGACGAGGTCGGCTTCAAGGACGACGAGGAGTGGACGTATCTGACGAAGATTTTCGGCAGCAACGCCATCCCTGCGGAGTCTGCAGCTACCATTACGAAGGCCATCAAGAAGGCCGAGAAGGACGGTGCTATCACGAGCAAGAACCGTTGGCAGTTGATCGAAATGCTTGCCACCGAATATCTGGCAGGAAAGTGAGTGATGTGATATGCCGGCCCTCAGCAAGTACAATCCCGAATACCACGACGATTGGGCTTGGTCGCTGGCAATCAAGGGAGCCACGAACGACGAGATTGCCGAGGCTTTCGGCATCTCGACGCGCACCTTTATTCGCTGGAAGCAGGAGCATGAGAGCCTGAACGACGCAGTCGAGCGAGGAAAGAACATCGCCGACTCTAAGGTCGAGAAGGCGCTTTATCAAAGGGCTTTGGGCTACCAGATTACCGACACCGAGAAAACAATCGACATGGATAAGGATGGCAACCCGAAGCCCGTCCGCATCAAGAACACGACGAAGAACATAGTGCCAGACACTATGGCAATTATGTATTGGCTGAACAACCGCAAGCGTACCCAGTGGGCGCAGCGGCAGGAAGTCGCCCTCTCCGCCGGCGATGATTCCGAAGATGTTCTGATCTATCTCCCCGCAAACGGCAGGGACGATGGCGACCAGCAAGAGTCCTGAGAGAAAAGTCCGTGTGCTGAAGCCGCAGTTCGGCCCGCAAGAGAAGTTTCTTGCAACCCCTGCGGACATCTGCATCTACGGCGGAGCGGCCGGCGGCGGCAAGACCTACGGCCTGCTGCTGTCGGCGTTGAGATACAAGAATGTCAAGGGCTTCGGCTGCACGATCTTCAGGAAGAACTACAAGCAGATTTTCGCTCAAGGCGGTCTGTGGGATGAAGCCCAGAAGATGTACCACGGTATCAACGGGGCACAGCGCAAAATCTCAGACGGCACATGGTCGTTTCGAGATAAGGACGGCAACGAGGTTTCCAAGGTGTCATTCGCGCACATCGAGCGTTCGGAAGAGCTGGACAACTGGCAGGGCGCTCAGATCTGCGAGATCGGCTTCGACGAGCTGACGCATTTCAGCGAGGAGATTTTCTTCTATATGCTGTCCCGTAACCGTTCGACCTGCGGTGTCAGGCCGTTCGTTCGAGCGACCTGCAACCCTGATGCCGATAGCTGGGTGGCGAAGTTCATCGCATGGTGGATCGACCAAGACACCGGCTATCCCATCCCTGAGCGTTCTGGCCTCATTCGCTACATGATTCGGCGTGACGAGGTCGTTTACTGGGCGGACACCAGAGAGGAACTCTGGGAACGCTTCAATCTGACCACACCGGAAGAGAAGAACGAACCGAAGTCGGTGACGTTCATCATGTCTTCCGTGTACGACAACCAAGAGCTGCTGCGTATCGACCCCGGCTACCTGTCCAACCTGAAGGCACTGTCGGTCATCCAGCGTGAGCGGCTTCTCAAAGGCAACTGGAAGATCAGAGCCGCCGCCGGCCTGTTCTTCAAGAGAACGCAGCTCGGCGAGATCCTGACCATCATGCCGCAGGACGTCATCCAGTGGGTTCGCTGCTGGGACTTGGCGGCAACCGAGAAGACCGAGAACGGCGACCCGGCCTATACCGCTGGCGTCCTGATGGGCAAGCGGAAGAACGGCCGATACGTCATCGCGGACGTCATCAACAAGCAGATGAACGCCTCCGATGTGCGAAAGACGATAAAACTGACTGCTCAGGCAGACCGTGCGGCGTATAAGCGCGTCCGCATCCGCCTGCCAAAAGACCCCGGCCAAGCCGGTAAAGAGCAGGCAGAGTCCTACATCAAGTTCCTGTCTGGCTTCGACGTTACGGCCGTCGCTGAAAGCGGCAGTAAAGAGGCCAGAGCCGAGCCTATGGCCGCCCAATGGCAAGCCGGCAACTTCGACATCATGTATGGCGAGTGGAACGAGGCGTACCTGACGCAGCTTGAGAACTTTCCCGACGGGAAGTTCAAGGATATGGTCGATGCAAGCGCCAACGCATTTGCGGAGATCGAAACGAAGACGGCGTTCAACGTCGGCAACCTGATTTGAGAAAGAGGTGAGAGGGTATGGACGACAGACGCAAAGACCAAGCCGAACGCATCGTGAAGAGGTACGCCCACCTGATCGAGATGCAGACCGGCAAGGCCGTTCGCCCCTACCGAGCCGACGGCTACGTGAACATGATGAACAAGTACGGCACGAGCAAGGACACCACGGAAGGGTATCGGTTCCGTGCCGAGCCTGTGGTTCCCGATGAACTGCTCACCATGTACTACGAGGGCAACGGCCTGTTTGCGAAAATCATCGACACGCCCGCAGAGGAGGCCATCAAGCACGGCTTCACGCTGGAAAGCACCAAAGACCAGAAGATTGAGGACTTCTACACGGAGGCTCTCGACGAGCTGGACTGGGAAGAAACGGCCATGACCGCCATCCGCTGGGCACGGCTCTTCGGCGGCTCCATCGCCGTGATGATGATTAACGACGGCCGCGGCATCGACGAGCCTCTGGACTGGCGCAACATCCGGTCGATTGACGATATTCGCGTCTATGACCGCTCTGTGATCCAGCCCGACTACCAGAGTATGTTCTCCTACGACCCGCGTGACCCGTTCCGCACCAGAGGCTCCCGCCTCGGTATGCCTGAGTTCTACCATGTGACGAGCCGCACCGGCACGTTCACCGTCCACGACAGCAGGTGTCTGGTCTTCCAGAACGGCATCCTGCCCGAGAACACGACCAACTCGATTTACCAGCTCTGGGGCATCCCGGAGTATGTGCGCATCAATAGAGCCATCCGCGACGCGGAAGTGGCCCACGGCAGCGCAACGAAGCTGCTCGACCGCTCCGTTCAGGCGGTCTACAAGATGAAGGATCTGGCCGCAGAGCTTGCCACCGAAGAGGGTGAGGACAGAGTCCTGCGCCGTCTGCAGACGATTGACATGGCCCGCGGCCTGCTGAACAGCATTACCATTGACAGCGAAGGCGAGGACTACGACTTCAGGCAGTTCCAGTTCAGCGGCGTCTCCGACGTCATCGACTCGACCTGCAACTTCCTGTCGGCGCTGACCTCGATTCCGCAGACCATCCTTTTTGGCCGTTCGCCGGCAGGCATGAACGCCACCGGCGACGCTGATTTGGAAAACTGGTACAACTATCTGGAGCGCATCCAGAAGCGCATGGTGAAGAAGAACCTGCGCTATCTGCTGTCGGTCATTTTCCAAGCCGGCGTCCGTACCGGCGAGGTCGATGAAGTGCCGAAGATCAAGGTGGAGTTCAACCCCCTGTGGTCGCTCAGCGACACGGAACAGGCAGACCTCGACCAGAAGCGGGCGCAGACACAGTTCACCAGAGCGCAGACTGCCCAGCTTTACATCGACAAGCAGGTTATCGACCCGAGCGAGGTTCGTGCCAAGCTGGCCGACAGCGAGGAGTTCGACGTCGAGAATATGCTCGACGAATACGACGACGAGGATCTGTTCCCCGACGAGCCTGCAGAGGGCGGCCAGGTTTCCGGCGACGTTGGGCAAAGCATTTTCGAGCAGGGCCAGTTCGCTGACTATGCCGAGGGCACCAGCACCGAAGAGCACAAGAAAGACCCCGGCGGAGACGGTGAAGCTCCCGCCGCCGCACCTGCTGCGACCAAGCTGCCGCAGGACATGAGCGACGAGGAACGTCAACAGTTAGCCGCCAACGCCCCGCAAAATCGCGCTAAAGCCTCGGTACAGGGCGTCAATGGTGATGGGAATACATCTACCCCAGAAGATACAAAAGCCTGTGTAGGCGTTCTGGTGGTCTCTCAGGGCAAGGTTCTGAGCGGAACCAGAAAGACGGAGTTCGGCCACGGCCTGATTTGTGGCCCCGGCGGTCACGTCAAGGAAGGCGAGTCTCCGAAGCAGGCGGCGTTCCGCGAAGCTGAAGAAGAGTTCGGCATCAGCCCGAAAGAGCTGATCCCGCTCGGAAGAGGTCCTATGGAGCCTGACACCGGCATTCAGCCGTACATCTTCCTGTGTACTGAGTACGAAGGCGAGCCGAATTGCGTGGATGGCGAAATGGCCGACCCGCAGTTCAGAACGCTGGAGGAAATCGAGCTGCTGACCCCGTCGCTGTTCCAGCCGTTTGCGGATGATGTGAAGCTCCTGAAGTCGGCCATTCGAGGTGAATGCGACCCTTTTGAAGAGGATGGCGGACCGGGGAGTGGCAATTTTGGACACAATGGACGTAAAGGCGAGATCGGCGGCTCGGAGGAACGCGAAGGAAACACCTCCCCATATAACGGCGAAACCAGCCATGGACTTGAAAGAGGCGTTTACTCTGCAAAGAAATCAGAGTGGAGTAAGAATGCTGGACGCGAGCTGAGCGACCGTGAAGTGCAGGAAATGGTCGATGCGACATCGGACTACACAAGGAACTATAAGGATGTCGTGGCGGCTTCTGCTGGGTACTCGGGTGTATATGCGACGCGCGGTTCACTGATGGACAGTGAAGAAAAGGCTACCGCCGAAAAGAGCGCAGCGGCCATTGAAAAAGCGATTTCACTCTCAGACAAGTACGCAGGTACGACCAAGCGCGCGATGACAATGGACAAGGATGCCTTTGATAAGTTCATCGCAGAGTCGTCAGGGGACAGCACGTTCGGACTCGGTCATCTGTCAAGCTGGTCTACTGGGGATGATGCTCTAAAGAGAGTGTTCAGATCCAGAGACGGTGATGACCCTGATTCGTACAACGTTGTGCTTGAATGCAAGTCGAAGAGTGGTGTTTCCATCAAGGATGTGGCCGACGTCGACATGGATGAAGTCCTGTATTCCAAGAAGGCAAGATTCAAGGTTCTTGATACCGACCCTGATTATTCCGTTGGGAAATACAAAGCCGTGAAACTTACGCTTGAGGAAGTCGGAAATAGAGGGGATTCCTCCGATCTCGACGGTGGCCCCGGATCTGGAAATTTTGGACATGAGGGCAGATCGGGGGAGATCGGAGGATCTGCACCATCCCTGACGTCTACTGCCTCGAAGTTGTTTCAGAGGTAGATGGGAAATAGGCAGAGCGGACAATGACCGCCCTGCTTTTCTTATGCCCGCAACCCATCGCCAAACCTGCGTAAATGACCGTAAAGGGGGCTTTGTCTTTGACCAACAACCAATACCAAGAGGCGGTAAAAAAGGCTGTACGCCCCAAGTTCCGGGGAAATAGACCCCTTCCCGCAAAGACCATCCCGCAATACCCACAATCCGCAGAGCGTGAGTACCGGCGCATCGCCGGCGCCTATATGCGGCTGCTGAACGAGGAACTGAAGAAGAAACTGCCCGCCATGATGAACGAGTACAAGCGGGAACGGCGTGGAGACTCCCGACTGGATGACAGCCGCGACCTCGACGCCCGCATCCGTCAGATGCTTCAGGAGGTCTCTGCGGCTCTGGAAAAGCGCATCGCGCAGTTCGGCCTCGACAGCAAAATCCAGCGGATCGCCAAGATGACGCAGAACACCTCGGTACGAGAGTGGAAACGCGCCGTCAAGGACACGCTGGGCATCGACATCCTGGACGACTACTACTCGGGCGAGTTGTACGAGCAGGCCATCCAGAGGTGGATCGCCGAGAACGTGGCCTACATCAAGAGCCTGCCGACCGAGACGCTCGGCAATATGCGGCAAATCATTCTGGACGGCTACCTGAACGGCCGGCCGATCCGCGACATCCAGAAGGACATCCAGAGCGAGTACGGCACGTCCAAGCGCCACGCCCAGCTTTTGGCCCGCGACCAGCTTGCGACGTTGAACGCACAGATCACAAAGATGCAGCAGACCGACGCCGGCTGCAAGAAGTATCGGTGGTCTACGTCCCACGATTCCCGCGTCCGCCCGTGCCATGCGGCGCTGAACGGGAAGACCTTCGATTGGAACGACCCGCCTGAGATGTGGTACGACACCAAGGCTGGCCGAGTCTACACCGGCCGCAAATGCCACCCCGGCGAGGATTACTGCTGCCGCTGTGTGGCAATCCCTGTGTTCGACTACGACGGGGTGAATATCCCCATGAAATAATCAGGCGAGGAGGAGAGGACATGGAAACGAAAGAGAAGATCAAGGTCTTCATCGACTTCCAGAACGGCAAGACCGTTTGCATCTGCAAGCGCAGCCGCAAACGCTGCGGCAAGGACTGTTCGCCTGAGGTAGTCGAGAGGGACAAGTTCGCTGAATGGGAACGCACCTTCCATCGTGACCGCTTCGGAAAGAGCGAATAGGTGGTGAGTGCGATGACCAGATATAGACCCACCCGAAGCCGTGACGCTCCCGCAGGGGCACACCCGGCGCCAAATTCAGAAGAAAGGAAGGAAAAGCTGTGAAGAACGCTTGTGCAATCAGCAGTCTTGCGCGTCAGCTTGGCAAGGTGAGCGAAAAGCTCGACTCTCTTGCTATGGGAGTGCAGGATGTGGAGCAGAATGCCCCCGACCTGACCGACGTGTATCAGGGTTTGCTTCTCGACGAGATCGAGCACGTCCAGATTTTGACGCTGGAACTCACCAAGGCCGTTGTGGCTGCGGCAGAGGAAACCAACGCCGACGAGGGCGGAAGTGTCTTCGCTGCCGGCGACCTGACCGCTGAAAAGGCCGGGAACGGTGACGGAGACAACGGGCAGAGTGAGGAGAAGAAGTGATGCTCACGCTGCAGAACACTCCGAAAGGAGGTGGGCCCAATGAGTGAGGCCCCGAAATTATCTCAGGTGATCCGTCTGGACAGCCTCCCGCTGAACCAGACGTATTTCACTCCCGAAGGCTACCTGATGGACAGGCCGATCCTGACCAGCACGGGTATCTTCGAGTACACCAACCCTGACGGGAGCGTCAGGAGGGAGCTTCGGCTCCCTGAGGAAGTCTTCGCTGCTGAGAGTCTTGCCTCGTATCAGGGCAAGCCCATCATCATCACGCATGATGCGGGTCTGGTGGATAAGGACAACGTCCAGAAGCACCAGATCGGCACCATCCTGACGGAAGGGTATCGAAGCGGGGATGACGTCCGTGCGGAGATCGTTATTCACAACACCGACGAGATGCGGTATTGCGGCCTGAAGGAGCTATCCCTCGGCTACAATCTGACGCTCGATGAAACGCCGGGTGAGTGGAACGGCCAGCACTACGACGCCATCCAGCGGGACATCCGCATCAACCACTTGGCCTTGGTCCGGGAAGCCAGAGCCGGTGAACAGGCGCGGTTAAATATTGATGGCCGTGATCCTGCAAGAACTCTCAAAGGAGGAAAAGTCATGAAGAAGAAAAATGCTCCCAAGAATGCTCGTCGCGCTGATGGCGTTCTGTCCCCGGAAGAGCTCGCCAAGGCCATCGAGGAGTATAAGGCCCGCCGTGCTCAGCGCCTCGCCGCCAAGACCGACGAGGACCCCACCGAGGGTACTGATCCCGTAGTCAGCGCCAAGCCCACCAACGCCCCCGCTGCTGCGCAGGATGACGACGATACCGTTGTCGCTCCCGCCGGTCAGGAGCCTCAGACTGTCGAGGATAAGGTGGCGGCTGTCAAGGACAACCGTGACCGCCGCGATGCTGACGGCGACCCTGAGGATCTGGAGTCCGCGAAGGGCGTCATTGCCAATCAGGACGAGGACATGGACATCCTGTTCGACATCATCGACACTCTGCTCGCGCAGAAGGAGTTCGACGAGGCTGGCTGCACCGATCCTCAGACCGACGGAGGTGATGACACCACCGACGAAAACAACGACGAGGGCGACGACGACACCGACAATCAGGACAGCGACGATGACCCCATCCCCACCGCTACGCCCGCCGACCACACCCAGGGCGAAGTCCTGAACGCCGACGGCATCGACGCCATCATCCGCCAGCGCGTGAAGATCGGCATGATCGGTAAGGCCCTGAACCTCGACGGTGTTGAGGATATGAGCATCTCCGCCGCCAAGAAGGCCATCATCAAGGCTGTGCGTCCCGAGATGCGTCTGGACGGCAAGAGCGATGCGTTCGTGAACGCTGCGTTCGAGTACGCCGTCGCCGATGTCGAGTCACGCTCCAAGAAGGACGTCGGCTACCAGAAGAAGCAGATGTTCAACCGCGACTCTCGCACCCCTGTCAGCAACGGCGTCGGTTCTGCTGATTCCGCCCGTCAGAAGATGATCGAGCGTCGCCAGAATAGAGCAAAGGAGGAAAAGTAACATGAGTGCTCAGACCAAGTACGGCTATTCCACCCCTATTGGCGCGGCTGGCGGTATCGTTGATGTCGCACCGCACCAGATCGACACTTTCCTCAATGAAGAGGAGAACGGCGTCCTGAAGTTCGGCGCGGGCGTCGTTCAGGGCAGCAAGCCCGGTGTCAATATCGCCCTGCCCAAGAAGGCCGCTACCGCCGCCAAGTTCGAGGGCATCACCACCAACAACCGCACCACCGAGTACGATCTGGAGGGCAAGCTCGCCGTTCGTAAGGGTGCTGCCGTTGGCGTCATGCGCTACGGCAAGATTTACGGTCGCGTGGCTGAGGGCGTCGAGCCTGCCTACGGTGACAGCGTTTACCTGATTACCGAGGGCGAAGAGGCCGGCTGCTTCACCAACGAGGCTGGCACCCCTGCTTCTGGCGAAGGCCATCAGGGCGACCCTGCCACCATCGCCGTCAAGGCCCGCTTTGTCGGCGGCGTCGATACCAACGCCCAGATTGCCTCGATTGAGCTGTTCAATCAGGCTCAGGCGTAAGAAAAGGAGGAACGTGAATTATGGCTACCAAAAAGCACATGAACTATGATAGCGACGAGGCCATGACCCTGCGGGGCTCCAAGATCCCCAAGGCTATCATGGCTTCCGAGGGCACTCGCTTCGATAGTGCCGAGGATGCTTCCGTCTTTTTCGCCCGTGAACTCGACCACGTCAAGGCTCAGTCCTACGACGTCGAGTACCCCGAACTGACGGCCCTGCACCTGTTCCCGCAGAGCTCCGAGGCCGACCCCGGCGCGGAGACCATCACCTACTACACCTACGACAAGACCGGTCTGGCGAAGATTATCGACAACTACTCCACCGACCTGCCCCGTGCGGACGTGACCGGCAAGCCCAGCTTCGCCAAGATCAAGTCCATTGGCGACAGCTACGGCTACTCCGCTCAGGAGATGCGGGCTTCTCGTCTGGCTGGCAAGTCTCTGGACGCCCGCAAGGGTGAGTCCGCTCGTTACCAGATCGACGCCCTGACCAACAAGATCGCATGGTGTGGCGACGAGGAAAGCGGCCTGATGGGCGTTCTGTCCGACGGCCAGAATATTCCTCTCTACACCATCGGCGCCAATGCCAGCGGCAAGACCAAGTGGGCCGACAAGTCCGCCGACGAGATCCTCGCCGACGTGAACGGCATGGCGAAGCAGGTTGCGAAGATCACCAAGAACGTCGAGCGCCCCGATACCCTGTGTGTCCCCGCTGACGTGTTCATGGACATCTCCACCCGTCGCATCCCCGACACCAGCACTACGGTTCTGGCGTTCATTCAGGAGCACGCTCCGTACATCAAGAACGTCGTGTCTACCGCTGAGCTTGATGCCGACTCTCCCGAGACCAACCCCTACGCGACCAGCGGCAACCCCCAGGGCGTGGCGTTCCTGTTCAAGAACGACCCCCGCAAGCTGACTCTGGAGAACCCGATGCCGTTCTACCAGTACCCCCTGCAGGTCGAGAAGCTGGAGACCATCATTCTCTGCGAGGCCCGCACCGCTGGCGTCATCGTCTACTACCCGCTGTCCGCTCTGATCGCGGTCGGCGTGTCCTAAGAGGGGAAAATTTTTATGGGGAGGTTGCCACGCGGCAATCTCCCCATAACATTTGCGTCAATCGAGAATAAAGTCAGGCTGTCGAGGAGCCACCCTGCGGCAGCCCACGAATAACAGGAGGTTCATCATGAAGATCAGAAATAAGGGCTCCAAGATTATCAACATCGGCACGACGATCCTCATGCCCGATGCGTCTATGGACATCAACGAGGCCACTCTCAAGCTGCCCGCCATTCAGGCGTTCATCGCCAAGGGGCTGCTGGAGACCGACGAGAGCGAGGCCGCCTTCCAGAAGGCTGTCGAAGAGGCTGCTGCGAGAAAGCTGGAAGAGGATGCCAAGGCAAAGGCCGAGGCAGAAGCCAAGGCAAAGGCCGAAGCTGACGCGAAGGCCAAGGCTGAGGCGGAAGCTGCTGCCAAGAAGGCCGCAGAGGATAAGGCCAAGGCTGACGCCACCAAGAAGGCCGCTGCCGCAAAGGCTGCCGACGAGAACAAGTAAGGAGTGAGCGCCATGAAGGCCATCCAGTACATCCGACTGATCGGGAAAGAGTTCATCTCCCTGACCGACGCGGAGCTTCACCTTTGGGTGGAGATGGTTCGCCCTATGGTGAGCCGCAAGCAGTTCGGGAAGCTGTATGAACAGGCGATTGCCTATCTCGTCTGCCACAAGCTGAAGATGGCCGGGTATGGCGAGAATCCGCTCGGAGATATGGGCGCTATCGGCATCGGTTTCGCTGTTGGAAGCGTGTCCGAGGGCGGGAGCAGCATCAGCTTCGGGGCGAATCAGAGTTCCAACCTCGCAACGGATGCCGAACTCGGTTTGACCGCTTACGGCGTTCAATTTCTCCAACTCCGGCGGATGGTTATTGTCCCAATCCATTGCAGCGGTGAGCTTGACAGCTCTGGCGGCAAAGGGAAGAACAATCCGTGTATCGTGCCTGTCGCCTCTGACGCCGTCCTCGGCGGCATCAAGGTACGCCCCGGCTCTGGCTTGAAGCTGGAACCGGACGGGACGCTCTCTGTTGACAGGGAGGAACCGTAATGGCGTTGAGCATTTCAGACCTGACGCCTGAGGGCAGAAGGTATTTCGAGCAACTGCAGAAGCTCTCCCGGCTTGAAGTGCAGGTCGGGTTCCAAGAGGGCCAGACCTACGAAGACGGCACATCCCTTGCGGACGTGGCCGCGTACAACGAACTCGGCACCTCTGACAGCCCAGCCAGACCGTTCATGCGACAGAGCTTCGAGAACCACGAGCCCGAACTGAAAGCGGCCTGTGAGCAGGTCAACAAGACGCTGGCCGAGGGCGGCACGACCGAAAAGGCTCTCAAGGATTTGGGCGTCTTCTGCAAGGGCCTTGTGCAGCAGGAGATCGTCGATGGCGGTTTCGTGGCGAATAAGCCATCCACCATCAAGAAGAAAAAGTCCGAGCAGCCGTTGATAGACACCGGCCACATGAGGCAGTCGGTTGACTTCGTCATCAAGGAACGAGGTGATTGACCGTGAACATTACGCTGTTCAATAAGAAATACTGGGTACGCCGGTTCAAAGAGCCGCAGAACATTCGCGGTTACATCACCGCAGACCACGAGGACTTTGTTGCCAGTCTGCATATCCACCCGATGGGTTCGGATGCGATGCTTGCGCTGCCTGAGGGCGAACGCAAGATGAAGCATCTGGAAGGCCACGGAACCGATGTGCTGATACCGGCCAGCGAAGCTACCGGCATCAAGGGCGACCTGTTGTACTACATGGGCGACTGGTACGAGTGTACCGCCGCCCAGCCGTGGGATCATACGGTGCTGTCGCACTTGAACTATCAGTTCTGCCTCGTGCCGACAGACGGCGCACGGGCTTCGGACATCGAAGACCCGCCGCAGGATGACCCAGCAACAGCGGGGAAGACCCAGCAGGAGATCCCACCCATTACGAATTTCCCCATTGCGTCCGCAGACACCGTCGGCGTGGTGCGCATCAAGGACGATTCCGGGCTGGTGATTGACGAGGAGGGCTTCTTGTCGCTCGCAAAGCCGACCGACGGAGGTGATACGCCATGAGAGTAGGGCAGGCCAAGGAGCTGTTCCGCGCTCTGACCCAGCAGTATTTCGGCGGCGCCAACGTCGTATTCGCCAATCAGAGCCGCACGGCCAAGCAAAAAGAGCCGCTTGTGGTGCTGACCCCCGGCAACGTCCACCGCCCGCAGGCTCCGAACTACACGTTCGTAGATGGCGAGGTCGTTGGGCATTACCTCTCCCGCTTCTCGATCACGGTGGATCTGTTCACGAACGGTTCGCCGGTCGTCGATGAAGTATCAGGGAAGGTCGTGGCATACGAGGATAACGCGGTGGACGATATGCTGTCCTTTGCCGACTTCCTCAATTCCGAGCATACCGTCCAATGGAGCCATCAGAACGATGTGAGTATCCTGATTGACGGCGATGTGCTGAACCTGACAGGTGTTGTGAACGATACGAGCTACGAGTTCCGTTCGCGCCTGACGGTTCAGTTTTATTTTACCCAAAAGGCAGTGGGAGCTTCCACGGCGCTGCTGGAAAGCAGCCTGCAGTACCCCACAGGCGAGAAAGACCCGGAAACGCAGGAGCCGACCTACACGCCTACCGAGCCGCCTGAGACTGATAGCAAGTCCGGGCCTTGGGGCGACGAGGAGGAGCCTATCGTCGTTCCGACATTCGAGCCGTCCGCCAGCGGTGGCGGAACCGAAGAGCTGGCAAAGGAAGAAACCGGCTACTTCACCGAAGTTGAGATAAAGGAGGAAACAGGCAATGAGTAAAAACTACGACATGATTGCCACGGTAGACATCGACATCGCAACCCCGATTGTGGATGATACCAGCTTCGACAATCTGCTGATTATGGGTCCTGCGCCGAAGACTGGCGCCAAGTCCCCGGCCCGCGTTGGGGTTTACTCTGACATCAGCGAAGTGGAAGACGCCGGCTTCGTCACAAGCGGCGCGGATGCCGACCCCGTCGGCCTTGCCGCAAGCGTGGCCTTCGCTCAGAGTCCTCGCCCGACGGCGGTGTATATCGCTGTTCAGCAGCTCTCCGAAGGCGCTGTTGTGGCCGGCCAGGCCATCAAGGACACCAATGCTGCGGTCGCGCAGTATGCGGGCAAGAAAGAGGGCCTTACCGGCTGCGCCATCTCCTTCAAGGAGTCTGCCCGCAAGCTGAGCATGGTTCTGGACGGCCCGATCACCGGCGTCAAGAACACCGGCCTTTTCGATATGCTGGCGGCGCTGATCGCCGACGGCTATACCGCGACCATCGAGGGCGCCGCCATTACCGACGGTGCCAGCTTCAAGGCTTGCCCTGCGTGGAACAGCCTGAAGAAGTTGGACAAGGGCGGGGAGGAGCAGTTCACCGTCGAGGTGAACAAGGCCGGCGGTACTGCGGTGCTCTACACCGTGGCCGTTTCGTACCCTGACCCCGACGTGCCTGCCACGCAGGCCGCCGAGGACAATGAGCCTGCCAACACCCCGGACACTGAACTGGAGACCCCGGCAACGACTATTGCCCGCGCTCTGGCTACCTCCGGTTGGTACGTGCTCTGCACCGCGGGCGTTGACCCCGCCAAGTACGAGGAGATCGCCGCGTACATGGAAACGCAGGAGAAGCTCTTCTGCTACACGGAGCTGAACTGCTTCGCAGCCCCCGGCACCGTCCGCGAGGACGGTGAGGATCTGGTACAGCCGTCCGTCGGCAACGTCTACTTCCGTACTCTGGGCGTCTATGGCCGCGAGACTACGGATCAGGCCGACGAGGACATCCCGCCCGCGAACCGCTACATCAACGTGGCGTTCGTTGCGAAGTGGCTGAACTACGAGTCCGGTAGCGAGACGACTGCCTTCAAGCAGCTTGCCTCTGTGTACCCGTCCAAGCTGACCAGCACGGAGATGAAGGCTCTGGCCGACAAGAGCCTGAACTACTTCATCACGGTTGGAAGCAAGAACCTGAGCATGAACGGCAAGGTCATCGGCAACGAGTGGGCGGACATCATCCGGTTCCGCGACTGGCTGAAGAACGATATGCAGCTTCGTGTTGTCAATCTGTTCGTCACCCGCCCTAAGGTGCCGTACACCGACGCGGGCATCTCTCTGGTGCAGAACCAGATGATTGCCTCGCTGAAATCCGGTCAGGACGCCGGCGGCATCGCAGAGAGTGAGTTCGACGAGGACGGCACCGAGATTCCCGGCTACGTCACGTCCGTCCCTCTGGCTGCCAGCCTGTCCGCGTCCGAGAAGGCGTCCCGCAAACTGACGAAGTGCAAGTTTAAGGCCAGACTGGCCGGTGCGATCCACTTCGCCGAGCTCAAGGGCAGCCTGACCTACGAACTGTAAGGAAGGAGGAACTGAGAGATGGGTAAGATCAAGACCTACAACCCGAAAGAAGTCACGATTGCGCTCGGCAACCACATTGTCGCCGGCTACGCCGACGACAGCTTTATCACCATCGACCCGAATGGAGACGGTGTCACTAAGAAGGTCGGTTGCGACGGCGAAATCGTCCGCAGTATCAGCCCCGATGATACCTACATCGTGAAGCTGACCGTGCTTCAGACTTCCGAGACGAACAGCTTCCTGCAGAACCGCTTCAAGCAGGACCGTCAGACCGGCGACGGTATGTTCCCGATCCTGATTAAAGACCTGAAGGGCGGTATGGTGTTCAGTTCCGACGCGGCATGGCCCGCCAAGCCCGCATCCCGCGGCTTCGGCAAAGAGTCCAACAACCGCGAGTGGGAGCTGCACACCGGCTCCGGCGAGCTGACCGAGTAAGCAATGCAAAGAGGCCGTCCGTCAAGGGCGGCCTCTACCGTACATAACGAGGGGGTTATGAACTATGAGAAGAATGCAGACGATTGAGAAGGTCATCGGGGAGAACACGTTCTATATCCGCCCGTTCGGCGCCTTTGCGGCGGCGAACATCAGCGGTGAACTGGCCGCCTTGCTGTCCCCGATTCTGGCGGGCATCGCCCCGCTGTTTGGCGGCCTCGACACGGGAGACGGCGGCTCTGACGCCGCAGCGAACCCGCTGGACATGGACATCGAGGAGGCTATGCCTGCCATCAGCAGCGCACTCTCTACGATTTCTGGTGACAAGGTCGAACGCATGATGCGCCGCCTGCTGATCGACCAGCAGAATATCAGCGTTCAGGGCGAGGACACCGACGGTGACACCGTCATTCTGGATAAAGACCTTGCCGACGAGGTGTTCTGCGGCGAACTGCAGGATATGTTCATCCTGTGCTACGAAGTTATCAAGCTGAACTTCAAGGGTTTTTTCAAGAGAGTCGGAATCCAATCTGGCAGCCTTATCGACAAGCTGCGGAAGGGGACTCCGACATCCGAAAATGGGGAGACTTCGACTTCGGACGCTTCAGCGAGCTTGAGCTGAGAATGTACTCGCTTATCAAAGCGGGTATTGCCACGAAGTCCGAGTTGGACGAAGCCTACACCCTCGACGAAGCTCTGAAGCTGTATGCGCTGTATAGCATGGACAGGGACATCGAGCGGTTCCAAGCCGAGGAGATGCAGGCCGAAATGGGCAGATAAAAAGCCCGCTCCGCGTGGGAGCGAGCTTTTCCATTTGCGCCTCAGTACATGATGCGGACGAGGGCTTTGTAGTTGTCGGCGTCAAGAGAACACAAAGCCTTAGTCCCGTCTTTGAAGATGATCGAGACAGTGTAATCGCTGTTCTTTTTGGCGGAGTTAGCTCCAGCGATGGCGCCAATTCCGCCAAAGAGTGCTGCACCAACAGCACCGCGGGCCACGCCGCTGCCCATGCTGGAATTGCCCTCCTGCATGACCAGCTCGTAGTGGTCTACGGTAGTCTTGTTGATGAAGGTCTTCTTTGCACCGAAGAATTTGTTCTCGGTAATGAGAAGCCCTTTTTTGTCGCCCTTGAACGAAATCAGGCCGCTGTAATCACCGGCGAGAACCGTGTTTGCCATGATCGTGTGCTCCTCTCTGAATTATAGCCTTGCGGCTTATGAGTGATATTCTATCAGCTTTGAGCGGTACGGTCAACACGGAGCGGTAAAATCTGCCATGAAAGGAGGGCGATTGCTCATGACGATTGTGAAGTTTATCAACGAGGTTGGCTTCAAAGTACGCGAAGGCGACGTAAAAAAAGTCAACGGAACAATCTCTGACATCAAGAGCACTGCGACGAAACTTCTCGGCGCAATCGGCATCGGGTTCAGCCTGACCAAGATCAACGCCCTCGTGGAAGAGTTCGGGCGCGTCAATGAACAGGTCAAGAACTCAACCGCCGCGCTCGGAGACCAAGCTGAGATTCAGAAGAAAATCATGGAGTCTGCTCGGCAAACGCGAAGCAGCTATGCGGAAACTGCAGGAGTGATTTCCGACCTCGTGCACGAAAGCCCAGAGCTGTTTGGCAACATCGACGAAGCGGTCAAGTTCAATAATGCGGCAACAATGCTGTTTAAGTCCGCCGGTAAGACGAATGAAGACATTGCCGGCCTTATGGAAGCAATTAACAAGTCCTTCGCCAAGGGCTATGTTGACAGCGAAACAATCAGCCAGCTTTTGGAGCGTTCACCCGAAGCGGTAGAACTGCTCAACAAGAAGCTCGGCACGACCTCCGATAAACTGGAAGAGATGGCATCATCCAGAACTATGACGGTCGCAGATCTGAAGGCTGCATTCGTGGACAATGCCAACACCATTGAGCAAAAGTTTGGAGGCGTACAGTACAGAATCACAGACGCCTTGACCGTCATCCGAAGCCAATGGGGACTCTGGCTGACGCAGATGGACAGTACGCTTGGAGTGACGAACACTATCGCCAATGCGATGGTGAAGTTTTCCGATACAGCCATGCGCGTGATGAACCGCGTCCGAAATGCCGTCGTATGGCTCAACGACAAGCTCGGCGGATCTGGGAATCTGCTGAAACTACTGGCCATTGCGGCAGGCGCACTACTATTCGCGTTCAAGTTCGACAAAATTACAAGTGGTGTGGCAGCCATCATCAAGGGGCTAAAGGGAGTCAACAAAGAGGCTCTTTTGATGGCGGCAAAAATCATCATTATTGCTCTGTTGGTGGAGGATTTCATCAACTTCATGCAGGGCAACAACTCCCTGCTCGGAAGCCTGCTTGAAAGGGCGGGCGTTGACGTGGATAAGTTCCGCGCCAACATCATCAAGATTTGGGAGAACATCAAGACCATTCTGACCGCCGTATGGAAGGGCATCAAAAATGTGGCGATCCCGATTTTTCAAGGCATCTGGAGCGTCATCAAGACGGTGTTCGAGGCCATCGGCAAGATTATAGATAAAATCGCCCCGCAGTTCGCAAACCTTGCCGACCAGCTTGCGAACGGTAACATCGACACAGATAAGTGGGTGAAGGTCGGCGAGGCCATCGCAAAAATCATCGCCGTCATCATAGGTGTCGTAGCTGCCGTCAAGACCGTCATCGCCGTGGTGCGAACGGTCACTTCGGTCGTGAAAGGCGTCTCGGCGGTGATCTCGTTCGTGTCCAGCCCTGTCGGCCTTGTGATTCTGGCGATCATGGCCCTGATTGCCGTAGGCATCCTGCTCTACAAGAACTGGGATAAAATCAAAGCCTTTGCCATTCGCATTTGGACAGCCATCAAGGATTTCTTCGTCAACATCTTCACGTCGATTGGGAACTTCTTTACGAGCATCTGGGAAGGCATCAGCACGTTCTTCTCCAGCGTGTGGAACGGCATCAAAGAGACGGTGTCCGGTGCGGTTTCCGCCGTCTGGGAGACCATCTCCACGGTGTTCTCGACGATCTGGGAGTTCATCTCCGGTGTCGCCACCAACATCTGGACGGCGATCACGACGGCGTTTACGAATATCCTGTCGGGCATCACCGGCACGATTGGAAACATCAAGGACAGCATCGTGACCGGCTTCACCGCCGCAATCGACTGGATCAAGAGTCTGCCTGCTCAGGCCCTGCAGTGGGGTGCTGACATCATCAACAACATTGTCGAGGGCATCAAGGGCGCGGTCGGTAAGGTCGGAGAGGCAGTCTCCGGCGTCGCCAGCAAGATCAAGGGCTTCCTCGGCTTCTCCGAACCGGATGAAGGCCCGTTGAGTGACTTCCACACCTATATGCCCGACATGATCGACCTGATGACCAAGGGCATCAGCGCGGGCAAGGCCAAGGTACGCGATGCGCTCGGCGCTCTGACGGGCGATATGTCCATCATGGCGCAGGCCAACGTAGCCAGCCCCGCCACGGCGCGGACGGCTATGGGCAGCAACAGCGTCAGCAAGAGCGTCGTGCAGAACGTGAACATCAACAACAAGTTCGAGGGCGACCGTGCCGGCCAGCAGAAGTCCGCAGCGGCGATGGATAAGGCCGCAGGCGACTCTACGGGCGAGATGGCCCGCGCCCTCGCGTATGCAAGGTAGGTGACGTAGATGGCAAGAGCAAAAAGACCTGTCACCATTGCAGGCATCGAGTTCGACGCGCTTATCAGCGAGGAGCATGGCTACGAGGCTACCGTTCCTGAGTATGCCGTTGAGAGTGGCTTCTCAGTCAGCGACGCAATCATCCACGGCGCCGAAACGCTGAACATGGTTCTCTATGTCACCGATACTCCGGTCACATGGAGAAGCCACAGCGGGCGCGGCCGTGTTGAGCAGGTCACGAAGCGGCTGGAGGAGCTGTACTACGCCGCCGAGCCGGTCACAATCGTCACCAGCGACGCCACCTACACCAGCATGGCGATTGAGAACCTGACCATCAGCAAGAGCGCCGAGGTAGGCTACGCCAGAGAGATCCCAATTTCGTTCCGCAAGATTCGCATTACGACGGCGCGGACGACGACCATCCCCGCCAGCTACGGCAAGAGCGGTGCGACCGCCGCTTCTGCAGGCACGGCCAACACGTCCAGCGGGAGCAGCGGAAGCTCAGGCTCCGGTAGCTCCGGCGGCTCCGGTTCGGGTTCTGGCTCTGGCAGCGGCTCCGGCAACAGCAAGTCGAGCATCCTCTATGGTGCCGCAAAGTCAATCGGCCTGATTTCATGAGGAGGGAAACGAGATGGAATATACGATCATCGAAGTCCCAGACCTCAATGACAGCATGAGCCGCGTCGTTCTGAACGGCAAGGCGTATTTGATTCGGTTCACATGGAACGACCGCGGCGGCTTCTGGAAGTTCGGCCTCTATGACACGCAGAGTCAGCCTATCGTCATCGGCATCAAGATTGTGCCGAGGTTCCCTATGAACCTGTTCTACGGCGTGACCGCGTTGCCGAGCGGCGTGTTCGGCGTGATGACCAAGCTGGAGCACATCGGGAGGAATGATTTTCTCGACGGGAAGGCCAGCTTCGTATTCTGCCCTGCGGAAGATAGCGACTGACCCGCTTTTCTCTACGTCCTGCGGACTGTCCGCGGACGCTCCGTGGGACGGTCACACATGAAATCCGAGGACAGTCCGCGCATAACCGTAACCGTAACCGTAACCGTAACCTATACCGTAATCTAACCTAACCAGTAAATATATTTGGTGTGCGTTTTGCAAACGCACGAGCGTGTTTTCTTTGCTTATTTTTCGTGATTTTGCTTTTTGAGCAAAGTCGTTTGTAAAACGAGAGGGGGGATTTTGATGTCTGCGAACTTCGACAGAGAGTATCGCTTGGCTGCAGGTAAAGCCGGCGGCATGGGCTTCGAGATCGGCGAGAAGTCGAAGAGCCAGCCCGTCCCGCTGCACATCAATTTCTCCATTGAGCGCACCGACCTTGAAACGCAGAACACGGGGCGCGTGACCGTTTGGAACTTGAACAAGGAGCACCTTGCCACTCTGGACGAAAAGGACTGCGTCCTGTCCCTGAAGGCGGGCTACGGAAGCCGTATGCCGCTGATTTTCGCCGGCATCGTCACAAACTGCGTCACGACCCACGACGGCGCAGACCGCAAGACGGAGATCGAGGTGGTAGACAATCTCGTCGAGATCCGCGATACCTACGTCACGATTTCGTATGTGGGCACGGTGAACTGGAAGACCATCTTCGATGATGTGGCAAATCAGATGGGTGTGGCGGTGACGTATTCGTACAACGCTGAGTTTGCCGACATCGCCAACGGCTTCAGCTTCGTCGGCCTCGCCCGCGATATTATGACGAAGGGATGCGCCTGCTGCGGCCTCGTGTGGAGTCTGCAGAACGGCGTCATGCAGGTCAAGAAGCCGGGGGATGTCATGAGCCGTGAGGTCTTCGTTCTCTCTGAGGACTCTGGGCTGCTGGGCATCCCTGCCCGCGTCACCGAGGCCAACTCCGAAACGAGCGATAAGACCAGCATCGGGTGGGAGGTCGAGTTCTTCCTGAACGGGGCCATCCACATTGACGACTATGTGAAGCTGGAGAGCAAGACCGTCACGGGTTATTTCCGCGTCGCCAAGCTGACGCAGGCCGGGGATAACATCTCCGGTGACTGGACGTGCACGGCGCGACTTATGGAGGTGCAGGGGTAATGATGCAGGAGTTTGTGCAGGAGATCCAAAACACCGTCCAGCGTGGGCTTCGCGGCATCCATACGGCCATGCCGGGGCAGATCGTCAGCTTCGACGCCGCAAAGGGCATCGCAACGGTCAAGCCCGCGATGAAGTTCAAGAAACCGGACGGGAAGACGATGGATTTCCCACAAGTCACCGGCGTTCCAGTCGTGTTCCCGCAGGGGGCAGGACAGGGCGCAACGATTGCGTTTCCGGTCAAGCCCGGAGATAGCTGCCTTCTGGTGGTGGCTGAGCAGAGCCTCGACTACTGGCAGTACGGGCAGGAAACCAGCACGGATCTGGCCTTCGACATGACGAACGCGATTTGTATTCCCGGCCTGTTCGCCCAAGGGAACCCCGTGGTCGCGGATGCCTGCGCCCAAAATGCGGTCATCGTCGATGTCAAGGGAACCCGCCTGACAGTCAAGGGCGGCTCCGTGACGATTTCTGCTCCCGAAGTCACCGTCGAGGGAAACCTGACTGTGACCGGCAGCCTGTCGTATTAGACCCGTAGAAGTTCGCTACGAGCTTTCAGGCAAAAGCAACAATCTACACCCATGAGGCGATACGACACCGTCTGGGTGATTTCTGGCGATTCCAGACTACTTCTGGGAGGGGGTATTCACCGTGTTAGACATCAGACTGAATGAGGACGGCGATATTGCCATCTCCAAGAATGGCGACATCTCCACGACGGAGAGCGTCAGACAGGCCGTAATGATTCGGCTGCGCTGGATTTATGACGAGTGGCGGCTCGGCCCTGAGCTGGGCTTCCCATGGTTCGAGGAAGTGTTCATCAAGAACCCGAACACCATCAAGATTAAAACGCTCGTGAGAGACGAGATCCTGAAAGTGAAGGAGGTCAAGGCGGCGACGGTCACGTCGGTCGATTACAACCCGGCGAAGCGGATGGCGACGTTCCGATACACCGCCACCGTGGGAGAGGACACGTTTAGAGAGGAGGTAACGCTGTATGGCTGATTATGGCCTGACCCCGCAGGGGCCGAATATCAAGCGGCTGGATGTCATTCTGGAAGAAATGCACTCGGGGCTGTCGGAGAAATGGGGCGTGAACACGCGCCAGAACCCTGAGTCCCTGCTGAACCATCTGCTGACGAATGTGGCCGACGCCATCGCTGACCTCTGGGAGTTTGGCGAAGCGGTGTACTTCTCACAGTACCCGGCCACTGCAGAGGGCCGAAGCCTCGACAACGCCGCGCAGTACGGCGGCTCCACCCGTGAGGCCGCAGCGAAGTCGTACTACCCGATTCATTGCACCGGCAAGGACGGCACGAAGCTGGCCGCCGGCACGAGAATTTCCTCCGCGACGAACCCGACAACCTATCTGAGTATCACGGACACGAGAGAAATCAGCCGTACGTCGTTCAATCGTGCCTGCATCAAAATCGCGTCCCTCGGAACAGAGAGTGTTTACACCGTAGCCATCAATGGCGCGGTGTTTTCTTATAGCCCGACGGCGGCGGACACGCTCACGGTGCTGAAAGGCATCGCGGCGGCCATCACCGACGAGAAGTTCACGGCCTCCGTGGACGAGACGAATGAGTTCCTGAACATCGAGGCGGCAGACATCGCCTCGAACAATGTGCTGATTCTCTCCGAGAACCTGACCACGGAGACGGTGACGTCAATCATCACCTTCGGCACCGAAGAGAACGGCGACATCCTGATTCCTGGCGGGGTCATTACGAACATCGTCAACGCCGACGCTGGCCTGCTGGCCGTCGAGAACCTCTGCGGCTACATCGCGGGCCGTGACGAAGAGACGGACGTTGAGTTCCGCCAGTCCTACGTGGACAAAATCTTCAACCGTTCGAGCAATATGCTTGAGAGCATCCGCTCCGCAATCCTGCTGAACGTGCAGGGCGTCCGCAGCGTCGCCCCGTATGAGAACGCAACGCACCAATGGTATGTGGACGGCACCTATCTGGACGTGAAGGACGTGACCGAAACGCCTGCAGGCGACATCGTCCGTCCGCCGCACAGCGTCGAGATCGTGGTAGATGGCGGCGACTCGAAGGAAATCGCGCAGCAGATCCTCGCCAACAAAGCGGGCGGCATCAACACGGTCGGCGAGACCGTCGTGGTTCTGCCCGGTGAGTACGACGAGGAAATCACGATCCGGTTCAATCGGCCGACGACGATTTACACATGGTTCCGCCTGGGCATCACGCTCAACCGCTCCGAGGCTTTGCCGCCGAACTACGTTGACCTGCTGAGAGAGGTCGTCCTGAAGAACATGGACGCTCTGGATGCTGGCAAGGATGTCGTTCCGCAGCAGTTCATGAGCCAGCTTTACAAAGCCTGCTCTGGCATCAGCTATATCGACATTCAGCTTTACGCTTCGGCGGACGCCTCCGATGAAAAACCCTCCAAGTACCCCGACCGCAGTAAGAACATTACGGCGCGTCAGCGGGCCTACACCAAGGAGGAGATGATCGAGGTGGAGATTGATGGCTGATTATGTAGCGACCCTGAAAAACGACCTTGTCGAGCAGTTCCGAGGCAAGGCCAATATCGAGGCGCTCATGGAAGTCATAGGCGCCCAGCTTCAGCAGGTGTATGACTTCTACGACCAGCTTCGGCAGGACAGGGGAGTACATACAGCCGTTGGCAAGCAACTGGACGGTGTCGGCGACATCGTCGTGATGACCAGAATGGAGGCCGGCAAGCTCGCTGGCGACCCGATCCCGTTCGAGGTCATCGACGACGAGACCTACCGCCGGTATCTGATTTACAAAATCCTGAAAAACACCTGCGATTGCACCTACCCCGACATCATCAAGGCGTTTCGGATGTTCTGGGATCGGCCTCTGTACTACAAGGAAGATCCTGCAGAACCCGCGACGATGATTTTTGATACCGGCGAAATGGATGGCACCGTCGATACGACGCCGCTGTTCACCACGCCGCTGCTCCGCGCCGCTGGCGTTACCTTGAAGCTATACGCTCGGACGAAGACCGAGATGGAGACGGCAAAGCTCTACATTCTGAGCGGCCTCGGCTTTGCCGTCACGGAAACGCTGCTGCCTGTCCTCGAACGCGATATTGATTACCGCGCCCATGTGTACGTCAGGGGTGGGTATTCGACCATCGCCGCGGACACGCTCCCCGGCGTCGAGCGAGACTATAAGTTTGGCTTCAAACTCCATCTGGGCGCCGGTCTGCAGGCGGTCTTGGAGAGTACGCTGCCCAATCAGGAGCGCGAAGTGTCCTATGACACCTCTGTTTGCGCTGGAAGCGCGGTTCAGAGCGTCATGGAGACGAGAATCACCGACATGGTGATGAAGTCGGGGAAGATGGCCTCACCGCAACGGTCTGCTGCGAAGCGCACGAAACTCCAAAACCTCCGAGCCGTCGCGGATCGCTTGAAGCGAGAAAGCGCGGCAGAGGGCAGGAGCGCCCCGAAAGCAGAGTCCAACAAAACGATTGAAGGAGGAACACAGAAATGAGCTACTATGGCGGAACCGTAACGGTCGCCGGCCGCAATCTCATTACGAGCCTCATGGCCGGGAAGACGATTGAGTTCACCCGCATCATGGTCGGCTCTGGTGCCATGCCGGAAGGCGTTGAGCCTATCGACATGGTCGCGCTGGTCACTCCGGTTGCGGAGGGCGTTTCGTCCGTCCCGACTGTGGAGAACGGCGTACTGAGCATGGTGGTCGAATACCGCAACGACCTGAACGGCGGTTTGCAGGAGGGCTTCTGGCTCCGCGAGTTTGGCGTATTCGCCAAGACCGAGGACACCGAAGAGATCCTGCTCTACTACGCAACGCTGGGCGACAGCCCACAGCCGGTCAATGCCTACAAGGACAACCGCATTGACATTCGGCGCTATCCCATTTCGATTGCCCTTGAGCTGGATGCCGACGTCCAGATTACCTACAACCCCGGCGCGTTCATCACGTCCGCTGAGGCTGAGGAGCTGGTGCGGACGATGGTTCAGGAGGCGATCAGCGGTGTCGGCACCGCAATCATCAAAGACATCACGATTCCCCACACCGGCTGGACATGGCAGGAGGAGAATCCTGATGAACAGGGCGCGTGGGACATGGACGAGTATCGCTACTACGTCGATGTTCCCGTGACGGAGGCTGCGGAAACGCAGTTCCCGAACGTCGCTCTGCATAAAGCAGCCCTTGAGACCGCGAAAAACGCTGGCCTTTGCCCGACGGTGCAGACCCTTGCCGGTGCGCTGCGCTTCTGGGCAAAGAGAAGTCCTGACGAGGATATGGAGGCGACCATCGCCCTCGTATCTCCCGGTGCCAGCAGCAGCGGGGGAGGCGGAGGATCGACCTATGTGCTGCCCGTGGCTACGGCAACGCGGCTCGGCGGCGTAAAGATCGGCAAAGGCATCTCTGTGGCAGCGGACGGCACGATCACCGCATCGACCAGCGGCGTCAGCCCCGACGACATGGCCTCCACCGAAGACACGGAATCCATGCTGGACGAAGTCTTCCCCTCTGAGGACGAGAGCCTATAAGCTACCGGCAAAGACCATTGAGAGGAGCGATTAAATGGCATACGACACCTCTAAACTCGCAAGCCTTCAGGCTCTGAAAGACACGGCTACCCGTATCAAGAAAGAGTATCTGGCGGCTATCTCCAAGGCGGGTCACGCTTCGTTCCAGAAGGCCGAAGCTATCCCGACCGCGGAGGAGGCAGGAGATGTGTATAAGAGACAGGTTAAGAACACCGAGACCAACCACTACGACATCTACGCTCTGGTAGACGGCACGGTGGAACTGCTGGATGACACCACGGTCAATCTCGACGGTTGCGTGACCGACGAAGAGCTGGCAACGGCTCTGGCTGGTCTGGGCGGCGGCGCACTCTATGAAGGCACGAAGTCCGACCTGTCCGCATCCGACAGCAGTATCATCGAGGCGTACTTCGCGGCGCACACCGACATTACCCCGAAGTCGGGCGATGTGTTTGTTGTGACCACCATCGTCGGCGACAAGGAGTACGAGAAGTCTGCGTACCAGTACACCGGTACGGCGTGGGAAGCGATGACCGGCAATGTGGACGCTGACAAGGTCATCATGCGCGAGAACCTGATGCTGGCGGGCGATTACGACCGCATCGGCAACTGGACGAAGGATAAGAACGGCACGGCCACAAAGGAAGTGTCTGGCAAGTCCGTCGCGGCGATCCTGAAAGACCTGACCTCGAAGACCCTTCAGCCGACCATCACGGCGAACCCGTCCATCAACGGCTTCGGCCTGAGCGGTGCGGGTGCAGTGGAAGCCGGTACTCCGGTTGCGACTGCGTCCTATCTGGCTGCCACCCTGAACCCCGGTTCCTACAAGTACGGCCCCAAGGCCGGTACTGGCGTCGTGGCGTCCAACTGGAAGGTTGAGCGTATCACCGACGGCGGCACCGCGCAGGTGGCCTCTGTGGACGCCGCGTCCCTGCCCGCTGGCAGCGACAACAACGACGGAAACGGCTTCATCATCGGCGATGCTGGCGGCGCTAACGCTATGGCAAGCCTGAAGTACCGCGTGACCGCGACGCATGGCGCTGGTGTGCAGGCTGAGGACAACCTCGGCGGCGCGTCCAACCCCGCTGTTGCGATTGCGGCTGGGTCTAAGACGAAGGACTCTGCGGCGTACACTCCGTTCCGCAACTTCTTCTACGGCGCAACCGCCGAGAAGCCGGCTCTGGACAGCGCGTACATCCGCGGCCTGACCAAGTCCGGCAAGGCATACGCTCCTGGCGTTATTACCGTCAACGTTCCCGCTGGCGCGAACCGCGTCGTGATCGCCTGCATCGCCGGTAAGACCGGCGTGAAGAAAGTCATCAACGAGACTGCACTGAACGCAGACGTGACCGATACCTTCACCAAGAAGACTGTCGCCGTCGAGGGCGCTAACGGCTACACCGCAAAGGACTACAACGTGTGGGTTTTCGAGCCGGCCGTTCCGTATGAGAACGCTGCTGTCCTGAAAGTCACACTCGGTTGAGAGGAGGGAATGAAATATGGCAGTCAATAACACCCAGAATAGCTACGCCAAGATGGAGTTCCCGCTGACGATCAAGCGGCAGGATGCGTTCAGCATCGACCCCACCGAGATCTGGCCCTCTCTTGAGGCAGCTCAGGAGTACGCGCAGACCAACCCCACAGCTTACGTCGGCCAGAAGCTCTCTGTCGTCGTGGATGGCGTGTCCACGCCGTATCAGATCAAGAACGCGGCTGGTGAGCTGGAACCCCTCGGCGGTACGCCTGCGACCGACGAGGAAGTAGCAGAGATGTTTAACGAAGTGTTCAATTCTGGGGCAACCGGGAACTGATGCTGCGGTGAACAAATATTTTTAATCATCATTAGGAGGAAAACGCAATGGCTTACGACAACACCCATCTGGTAAAACTGGCAGCCCTCAAGGCTCTGGCTGAGAAGGTAAAGAGCGACTACGCTCTGAAGACTGACTTGACCGCTCTGAGCGGCCGCGTCGATAACCTCGTCGCTGCTGGCGGCGAGCCCAACGTCCTGACCGGCATCAAGGTCAACGGCGCCCTGCTGGAGCTGACTGAGAAGATTGCCGACATCCTGATCGCTGAGGGCAAGACCAACGGCACTATCTCCGCCAACGGCGTTGATATTCCCGTTCACGGTCTGGCGGCTCTGGCCTACAAGTCCGAGGTTGCTGAGAGCGATCTGGCTGCCGCTCTGAAGGCCATCATCGACGCCAAGGCGAAGCAGGCCGATCTCGACACCCTGACCGGTGAGGGCGAAGGCTCCATCAAGAAGATGATCGACGACGCCTTCAATGACTTCTCCACCAAGGTCAGCGATGACGGTGTCGTCAACTCTTACAAGGAGTTGATCGACTGGGCTGCCACCCACGGCGCTGAGGCGACCAAGCTGACGAAGGGTATCTCTGAGAATAAGACCGCCATCGCCAACCTGAAGAAGTATGTCGGTACTCTGCCCGAAGGCGCTACCGCTACCGATGTCGTCGGTTACATCGCCGAGGCGATTGCCGCTCTGAGCATCGGTGACTACGCCAAGACCACCGAGGTCACTGCGGCCATCAACACCGCTCTGGCCGATTACGCCAAGACGAGCGATGTCAACACCGGTCTGGGTAAGAAGGCCGACAAGGTCGCCAAGGCAACCAACGGCAACTTCGCTGCTCTGGACGCTGACGGCAACCTCAAGGACTCCGGCAAGAAGGCGGCTGACTTCGTTGCCGCTGAGGCTGGCAAGCGTCTGATGACCGACGCCGAGGGCACCAAGCTCGGCGGCGTGGCTGAGGGTGCCACCAAGGTCGAGGCGTCCGAGACCAACGGCAACGTCAAGATCAACGGCGTTGACACCAAGGTTTACACCGAACCCTCTGATGTCGTGCATGGCGCTATCGCCACCGACACTGAGGTGACTGAGATGCTGAACGAGGTCTTTGCCGCCACCGTCTGAGCGTAATCACAGCGTAGACTGAAAAGGGGCGAGGGGAAAACCCTCGCCCCGTGATTATCCATCTTGGAGGTAGTAACGCATGGGTAAATTGACATACCTGAACCATCTGAAAGCCTGTGCGGAAGCGGCGAAGAGCTTTACGAACGGTCTGGTAGCCAAGCTGGCGCAGACCGTGACGGAAGCGATGCAGGAAATGGAGGACGTGAAGGCCGACAAGCAGAACACGAAGGCAATCACGATTCCGACTACCGGCTGGGGAATCGACGAGAACTCGGAAGATTATCCGAGTTATTGCGACATCGTTGTGGCGGGAATCACGGCGAAAGACCGTGTTGACATTGCCATTGCGCCGAACAGTCAGGCAGCGGCTATCGCCTGCGGGATGTCTCCGACCAACCAGACGTTGGCGGGGAAGATCCGCGTATGGGCGAAGACCGCTCCGGCCGCCGCTATTTCCGCGGAATACTGGCTGAATCAGGGAAAGGAGTAACCAGACGATATGGCTTATGGAACCGTAAATGTCGGTCAGGCTCAGACCGATGACAGCAAGTATCTGACCAACGAACAGGTCGGTACGCCGAGTGGGCTCGCAACGCTGGACGCGAACGGCAAACTGACCGCATCTCAGCGCCCCGACGTTGATGCTTACACGAGGAAACAGACCGACGATCTCGTCGATCAGGATGTGGCGGCACACAACACGGACGAAACCGCGCATGGCGACATCCGCGCTTCCATCGCGGCTGTTGACGCAGCCGTCAAGGCTATCGAGCTGAAGTACGGCACGGAGATCACGAAAAATCCGTTCAGCGTCGGCTTCACCGACCTGAGTGCGGTCAACGTGACCGGCGTATGGAACGCATCGCTTGGCAGGATCGAGTTCTGATGGCAGAGGAAATCATTTTCTCGCGCCCCGCTGATGAAATTTCCTGCATCATCGGGAACCTGTTCTCAGCGATCACGCCGCCGTGCGACCTCAGACGCAGCACCGATCTTGTCATCTGCGGCATGACCCATGCTCAAAATTATGGGACGCTGACCGTCAAGAGCGACTGCTGCATTTTCATCGGCGAGCCTGAAGATCTGGCTGCCGTATTAAACGGGCAATGCCTGGAAAGGAAGTGCAGACATGGCCGATAAGGAGTTTCTGCTTGGCAACAGAGCAAGGGAGCTTCTGAAGTACACCAAGCAGGCGACAAGAGTTGTCTCCGGCGACATCAGCAAGGCCGACGTTCGAGCAATTATCACACGGGTTGCCGAGCTCGACGACATCTGCGATGTCAAGATGGTCTGCCAAGAGGTCGTACACGTCCTTGACACCAAGGACAAGGAGGGCTTCACAAAGAGTACCTTCCGAATGTATGGAGAGGATATGCGCGAAACCGCGAAAAAGATCCTGACGGACATCCATCGCGCCAACAACACGAACTTCGTGGTGGCGTATGAGGATAGAATCCACAAGATCGAGGAAGTGGTGGACGGCTGCTCACTGCTGCTGGAGTATATCACGATCTGTATGGACGAAGGCATCATCAGCGTGAAGAAGGCAGGCGTCTGGACCAAGAAAGTCACAGACGTCAAGTATATGGCGATGGCGTGGCTGAAGGGAGACCGCGGCAGAGCCAACAAGCTCCGTTCGGAAGCAAAGGAAAAGGAGGACAGGAGCCTCTACAATCTGGTGATGTCCGCCTGCTCCGCAGCCCAGTCCGCACGGAAGTAATCAGGGTTCATGGCGGAGGCATCCGCCTTGAGTTAGGGTATGACTCGCATCGGCCGCCAACTGGTGGCTCCGCTCCCCGAACACCAACAACACCAACAACGTGTGGAACGTCAACTCCAATGGCAACTACAACAACAACAACGCATCCAACTCGAACGGCATCCGCCCCGCTCTGATGGAAAGTGAGATTAGTAATCCCTCCGATGGGACGAACACAGTACACCATCATCAAAGGGAGTCATATCCTGTCGCCCGTCTGTGCATGGATGGACGATAAACACATCACACCGAGGCTCGCCATCCCGACTTGGATGCTGCGGCTGCCGGGGGCAAGACGACCGGTGTTAGGAGTGATGACTGGTCTGGAGCTTGCCCTATACCCAGACCAGAGGAAGCAACAACAGCAAAGAAGCGAGTTTATGACCTATCAAGAGATGTGCAGCTTTGAAACGCTGTACGCAGCTTACTTGGAGGCCAGAAAGCGGAAACGGTCAAAGCCCGGAACGGCTCAGTACGAGCAAAATGTTCTGGCCTGCACCGAGAAGCTGTCAACGATCCTGCACACCAAGACCTACGTTCCGAGCAGGTTTGAGGTGTTTTATGTCTATGAGCCGAAGAAGCGGCTCGTTCAAGCGCCGGCATTTGTGGACAAGGTCGTCCTCCATGCCGTCGTGGACAACATCCTGTATGAAACTATCACGAAGAGTTTCATTCGGGACAATTTCGCCAGTCAGACCGGCAAAGGCACCAACGATGGTTTGATGCGGCTGAAGCAGCACATGGTCGATTACTACCGGCGAGAGAAGCGCGGAACCGATGGGTGGATTCTCAAAGGAGACGTGCATCACTTCTTCGCCAGCATCGACCACGACAAGCTGAAACGCAAGCTGAAGGCGCTGCTCGATAAGCGTGGCGTAGACCCGCAGATCTATGACCTGCTGTGCGTCTACATCAATACGACCGACGGGCTGCCCCTCGGCTACCAGACCAGCCAGCTACTCGCTCTGATGTTTCTGGACGAGTTCGACCACCTGATGAAAGAGAAATACCGCCTGAAGTATTACGGGCGATACATGGATGACTTCTACGTCATCCTCTCAGACAAACAGCGGTTGAAGGAGATCCTGAAGGACATTCGGGCGCTGATGGACGGCTGGGGCTTGGAGCTGAACCAGAAGACTGGCATCTTTCCGCTGAGGAACGGCATCGACTTCCTCGGCTTCCATTCGTACATTACCGAAAGCGGTGGCATCATCCAGAAACTTCGACGGGACAGCATCCAGCGAATCCGTGCGAAGGTGAAGTTCTGGGAGGAAGCCTACAAGCGCGGCGAGGTTACGAAGGACGCTATCCTCCAGAGTTTCGGAGCGTGGGACGCACACGCGGCATACGGCGATACGCACGAGCTGCGGGCGAAATACGCAAAGAAGGTGGAGGCTATCATCGGTGAGCCGGTGGAGATCCACCGGAAACTCAACGGAAACCGTGCGGTACGCGATAAGCGAAGGCTTCGCCAATGCCGCAACCTCTACAAGAAACAGCATCAGAACAGGGAGACGGAGAAATCCGGCTCCTTTTCTTATGCCCAACGCCCCACGGACGTTCCTCCGTGGGCTGACTCTTAACTCTTATCAAGGAGGAAAACGAAATGGCAAATGTGCTTTTGAGCACCAAGGCCGTCGGCAGCACCGTCAAGCTGAAAGTCAACGGTACGGCAAAAGAGTTCATCGTCGTCCATCAGGGCAAGCCGAGTTCTCTGTACGATAACTCCTGTGACGGAACTTGGCTGCTGATGAAGGACATCTACGAGAACAGACAGTGGCACAGCTCGAATGTGAACAATCTGGAGAACAGTACCATCCACAGCTATCTGAATGGAACGTTCCTCAACTTGTTTGAGAGCAACATCAGGGACGCAATCAAGCAGGTAAAGCTCCCGTATCGCAAGAACGGTGGTTCCGGCGGCTCGGATCAGAGCGGTGCTAACGGCCTGCTCTGTAAGATTTTCCTGCTGTCCGGCTATGAGATTGGCTTCACGACCAGCGACAACCCCTACTTCCCGGTAGACGGTGCGAAGCTGTCCTACTTCGAGGCCGGAACCGGTTCGTCTGCGCTGAACAAGCGCATTGCGTACCTGAACGGCTCGGCCGCCTGCTGGTGGCTCCGCTCCCCGTACACCAGCTACACCCTCAACGTGTGGTACGTCAACTCCAATGGCAACTACGGCAGCGGCGACGCATTCTACTCGTACGGCATCCGCCCCGCTTTGATTCTTCCCTCTACACTCTTGGTCTCTGATGACGGCACCGTATCTACGAATACGCCCCCGACTATCACCAGTACCAGCGGTGCGAGTGGCGTGAACCTCGGAAGTAAGACGGCGGCGTTCAGCTTCAAGTACACGCCCAACGATGCCGACGGCGACAAGCTGACGGTCACGGAAAAACTGGACGGTGTCGTGAAGAAGACGCGCACGAATGTCACCAGCGGTACGCAGCTCACCTTCGAGTGCGCCAGCACCGCGGCAGAGTTCCAGAAGATCCTGAACGGAACGCACACCATCACCATCGAAGTGAGCGATGGAAAGGCGAGTGCGACCTTCATGGCCACCTTCACGAAAGCCGTCCACAAGGCGACCATCACGCTGAAGACGCCGCTGGCGGTTTCCGGCGACATCACGGCGGCGGTCATGTCGGTCGTGGGGCAGATCCCGGCCGGCGCGGTCTACAAGGTTGAGGCAACCAACAACGCGAAGGACACCAGCCCGGTGTGGCAGGACGTCACCGCGGAGGTCAAGAGCGGCGCAAACATCGTCTTCACGAACAAGACGGCAGCCAACGGCGCGGCGTTCAACTTCCGCATCACTGTGGAGCGCGGCACGTCCGCCGGCGGATATATCTCCGGCGTGAGCGGCGCGTTCCAGTAAGGAGGGAAAGTCATGGGACTCGTATGGAGAAAGGATGACCTGCTGACGCTGTCCGAGAAGCAGATCAGCATGGCGAACGAAACCTGCCAGCAGAAGATCTACGCCGGTATCGACGTAGAACTGAGCGGTGGGACGGAGCATTTCTCTCTGGAGACGCACGATCAGGCGAATATCGAATCCATGTTTACCGCCGTCACGCTCGGCGCGAAGGAGCAGCAGTACCATTGCGACGGTGGGGAGGTCAAGACCTACTCTGCCGCCGATGTGGTTGTGTTGTACGCAGCTTACAAGAACTACGTCACGAAGCACACGACCTACTGCAACCTCTTGAAGAAGTGGATTAAGCGCGAGACGGACAATGCCGTCATTGGTGCCATCCAGTATGGCGACAACCTGCCGGAAGACCTGACCGCGCAGATGAAGACGATCCTCGACGCCGCGACGGCGCAGCTCACCAGCATCACCACCGCGGTCAGCGACGGTGCGTTTGCGGATAAGATCTCGTCTCTGGAGAACCAGATGACCGAAACTCAGATGGCATTGTGCGATGTCTACGAGCAGGTCATCGCAGTGACTTCGGCTACGGAGGGATAAAGCTATGGCAAAAATTTACGCGACCCTGATTCGCAAGGGTGAGAAGACCATCGAAGATGTTCCGGAGAGGCTCCGGGCAGCCGTGGAGGCTCTGCTCGCAGAGGACGCCGTATGAGCGCCCTCCGCGAGTTTTGTCTTAAATATCTGCTGAGAAAGGAGGAAGACGAAATGGCTGTTGTGTACGCTACCCTGATTATCAAGGGCAAGAAGACCATCGACCAGGTGCCCGCTCGTCTGCGTAAGCAGGTCGAGGAGATCCTGGAAGCCTGTGAGGTGGAGATCTGACCTCCCAGCGGCGGGAGCCGGTCGTTCTGACCGGCTCCCGTTTTACATGAACGCAATCTGGATGCCTCTCGCCATGCAGTTACCCGGTTCACCGGCGAAGAGCGAGTCCAAACCAAGAAACTGTTGAGAGAGGTACGAGAGTATGAATATCGGAGAAATCTTGATCGCCGTGTTGATGGCAGTCGCCGGCGGCGCGGCAGGAGCGGCCGTTATCAACGGCATCAACGAGAGATGGAAGTTCAAGGCTGGCCGAAAGGCGGCGAAGGAAGACCGCGAGGAGGAGAAAGCGGATAAGACCGCTGAACTGACAAAGACGATCGCCGGTTTGCAGGAGGACATCAAGCGCCTTCGCAGCAGCGATGCCGCTCAGTCCGAGGCACTGAAGCAGATTCTGCTCGACAGGGTACTTTATCTCGGGCAGGGATACATCGCCAAGGGAGAAATTTCCTACGACGACAGACGCCGCTTTCACGCCATGCACGACTGCTACCACAAGGGACTCGGCGGGAACGGAGATGCAGACATCATCGTTGAGGGTGTCGATGCTCTGCCGCTGAAAAAGTAAGGAGGCGGGCGTATGAGCGTCCTGAATATCGTCCTGTTCTGCGCCGCCGGCTTCCTGCTTGGCATCGTCATTTCGTGGTTGGTGAGCAACATCGTGTCGCGTATCCGAAACCGCACGGCACGGCGCCGCATTGAACCGCAGATGAACGTGAAGAAGAAGGGCATCAAAACGATGGACTTGATTCTGGTCATCATCGGCGTATCGCTTGTCTGGTTCACGCACCGTATGCTCACGCTGTATGAAACGACCGGCGGTATCCCTGACACGCTCTGCCAGTGCGTCTTTGCTCTGCTCGGCGGCGAGTGCGGCGTCATGGGGTGGATCAAGACCACCAAGGATAAACAGCAGGATCGGAAATGGGCGGAGGAAGACCGGCAGAGAATGGAGCGCGAGGCACAGCAGCCCGCGCAGGACTTCGAGCCGTCGTTCACCGCTGAACAGAAGAACCGCGACCAGTAAAGGAGACATGAAATGTCGCTGATTGGAAGCACAAATGAAGAGAAGATCTGGAACTACCTGAAAGCCAAGGGACTGCCCGATTGCGGGATTGCCGGTCTGATGGGGAACTTGTATGCGGAAAGCTGCCTGATTCCCACCAACCTGCAAAACAGCTACGAGAAGGCCCTCAGCTTCACCGACGCCGCCTACACGGCTGCGGTGGACAACGGGACGTACCAGAACTTCGTGAAAGATAGCGCCGGCTACGGTCTGGCGCAGTGGACATATTGGAGTCGGAAGAAGAACCTGCTCAACTTTGCCAAGAAGAAGGGCAAGAGCATTGGCGACTTGGAGATGCAGCTCGATTTCCTCTGGAACGAGCTGCAAGGCTACACGGCCGTCATCTCGACACTGAAAACGGCGAAGACCGTGCGGGCTGCATCCGATAGCGTCCTGCTGAACTTCGAGCGACCGGCAGACCAAAGCGATGCGGCGAAGGCCCGCCGCGCTGGGTTTGGCAAGAAGTTCTACGACAAGTATGCTACCGACTCCACGGCCCAGAAAGGAGTGTCTGGAGTGAGCAAATGCTACGCTTCCGCCGTGATCGCCGTCGCAATCGGCGAACTCGGCTATGTCGAAAAGGCGACCAACAGCCAGCTCGACAACAAGACTGCCAACCCCGGTCGTGCGAACTGGACAAAGTACGCCAGAGACTTCGACGAAAAGTACCCGAAGTGGTACAACGGCAAGAAGAACGGCTACGAATGGTGCGATATGTTCGTGGACTGGTGCTTTGTGACCGCGTTCGGTTATGAGAACGCCCTGCGGCTGCTTTGCCAGCCTGAGCGTTCCTGCGGCGCTGGCTGCACTTGGTCTGCGAAGTATTACAAGCAGAAAGGGCAGTTCTTCACATCCAACCCGCAGGTGGGCGATCAGATTTTCTTCGGAACGTCGATTGACAACTGCACCCACACCGGCCTCGTGGAGAAAGTGGATGCCTCGAAGGTCTACACAATCGAGGGCAATACCAGCAACAAGTGTGCGCGTCGCAGCTATGCGCTGAACAGCGCGAAGATCGTCGGCTATGGCCGTCCGAAGTACGACGGCGCTGGAACGGCCACGCCCGTCACGCCGACGAAACCAAGCGCCGGCGGTCAGACAAGCGGCGCCGACTACAAGATCGGCGACATCGTCCAATTCAAGGGGAAGACCCACTACGTCAGCAGCCAAGCGACGAGCGGCGCACCCTGCAAACCCGGCAAGGCCAAGGTGACGAGTATCGCAAAGGGCGCGAAGCACCCGTACCACCTCGTCAATCAGGGCGGCGGCTGCACCGTCTACGGCTGGGTCAATGCCGCCGACATCGGCGCCGACTCTGGCGCAGAGCAGGCGGTCTATACGGTGGTCGCCGGTGACTCTCTCTGGGGTATCTCCCAGAAGCGTCTCGGCAACGGCAACCGCTACAAGGAAATCATGACGCTGAACGGCTTGAGTTCGACCGTGATCCGTCCCGGCCAAAAGCTCAAGCTGCCGTCGTGAGCACCCTGAGATGCGCGGTCTGCGGAAAAGAGATCGTAGAGGTCAAGCCGTGCATCTACAACCAGAAATACGGTCCCACCTGCGAAGAGTGTTGCGAGAAATGCCACGACACGGAGCCTTTTCCGTGCCGTGAGTATGACCAGCGGCACCCGAAGCAGGAACAATATTAAGCGGCCATGAGCCGCAAGTCAGGAGGAAAATGCAATGGATTTTCTCAGCGTACTCGAAATCATTGTGGTCGTGATCTGCGCGATCACCTACGGCTTCATGCTTTTCTTCAAGGTCAGAGGCAACGTCCTCGGTGCGGTGAGCGAACTCATTGCACTGGCCGAGGCGTCCGGTCTGACCGGCTCGGAGAAGATGTCTCAGGTCGTCAACGGCCTGTACGTCAAGATCCCGGCCCCTCTGAAGAAAATCTTCACCCCCGAGCGCCTTCAGAGCATCGCCCAGACGATTTTCGACTGGATGCGGAAGTATGCCGACGAATACAAGGCGAACAGCGAAGCAGGCGTGGTCAAGACGCCCGAAGAGGTGAAGACTGATGTGGCGGTAGCCGCCGCTGACCTCGCAATCGAGCTGCTCAAGCTGACCGTTCCCGAGCTGAAAAAGAAGGCGGAGGAATACGGCATTGAGCTGGACGGCCTGACCCGCAAGGACGAGATCCTGCGAGCCATCATGGAGGCTGTCCTGAAGAAAGCGTAAACGGGCTTCGACCTCCGGCCCGATACGCCCGCCATGCAGAGGGCTTGCGCCCCCTCGCTGGCCCTGACAACTGCATAGCGGATAGATTGAACACCCCCATTTCGGCCTTGGCCGGGATGGGGGTGTTTTTGCGTTTTCAGGAGGTTTCTCTCCGCAACGGCCCCAACATACCGCCAAATTCGCCTGCAAGACCGCTACGATGCGATACGCCTTTTCCTATATACTTTCACCCCTGCCGCCAAAACGCCGCCAGAGGCCGTCTACGGGCCGTACAGAAAGGTTCCGAATTTGTTTCAAAAGCGTAAACGGATATAATGATATACGGTAAAAATATTCGTAAAAATATGCAAAAACCTATTGACTTAGGTAGGTAATAAAGTATAATTAACACATAAGATAACCACATGGATAATTGAAAGAAGCCAGACGGCAAATCAGGAGGCAACTATGAAGCTGAACCAGACCTATCCTCTCATGGATCTGCTGGACGCTCTGACCGCTGCAAGCGACAACACCAGAGAGCTTGCGAAGCAGCTCAAGGCGGAGGGGCGCCACATGACGGCGTTCACCGTGTATGAAGCCGAGAATATGCTGAGCGTTTCTCCCCATGCTCGCGTGACCCTGACCCGCAAAGAGAGCGAAGGCCGCTGGGCTGGCTACATGGAAACGTCAGCATATAGAGACGGCGAGCGCGTTCCCGTGGCTGTCAACCGTAAAGAGTACGTGCTGACCGCAAACGATGATTTCAGCCGGTTTGAAATTCAGATGTGAGGCAGGAGGCAAGAACATGAACGTGCAGTACAAGGGACGCCAGACGGTGAACTCCTTCGGCGACAAGCTGGCGAGACCGCTTGAACCGGCGGCAATTGTCTCTTTCACCGAAGAAGAGGAAGACAAGGTGATAGCAATTCTGCAGGAGACGGGCTACGACTTCGACATCTTTGGAGAGCCAGGGTTCCTCTGGGCGGAAGTGGCCGTGGATGGCAAGGAAGACTACAAGGACTTCATGAAGGAATGGAAAGCGGGCAAGGAGGCGCACAACCAGTGAAAAGCAATCCAGTCAAGGTCAGCGGCAAGCTGTTCCGATACGATTTCGACCGTTCGGTGGTCGAGTACATCATCAAGGCTGATGCGGAAACCATCAGCGAGGAGAACGAGTGGAAGCGGAAGTACGGCTCTCCGCTGTTCGGAATTGACGCTGAGGGATATATCGTCTGCTCAACCGCCGGCCTGAGCGTTGGTAACTGGAAAGATGTGGACGCCCGCAGGGAATACCTGAGCGGCTGGGCCGACGAGCTTGAGGAAGAGGCGGCCTGTTTGGCCGATGACTTCGTGAAGTACGAACTTCCGAACATGATGAAGGAGGCGGCAAAATGACACCCGAACTGTTGGGCGAGGCAATCGTTGACTTCGCATTTCTGGCCGTGTTCCTCGGCGTCCTTGGCATCGGCGCTCTGATCGCCGACTACGTTTTCCCGCACATCCCGTTCATCCAGCGATACCTCGACCGCCTGCCTGATTACGAGGACGACGAAGAGGTAGAGCGTCAGTACAGAGAAGAACGTCGCCAGAGACGGTTTGCCCGTCAGCGGCGCAGAGCAAGCAGACGGTAAGGAGGTTTTGAAATGAGCGACCTGAAGAAGTCCATCGACCGCAAGGTTGAGGAACTGAGCCAAAAGATCGGGGAGACGGGGTGCTGGCAGGCTCGGAAGGTAATCGAATTGCGGCATTACATCGCCAACTCCGATGTGGACGACATCATCAAGTTCGTCCCCACCATGATCGAGGAGCTGGCGGATGCCCAGCGCAGGCTTGTAGCGATGCACGACCAGATCCGTTTGCTGGTCTGGCTCGGCAAGGAGGAGAACTGATGGAAAAGAAGAAAGTGGGATGCCCGTTCTGTGGCTGCGCGAAGCAGATCGGCGAGGATTGTCCGAAGTGCGGGCGCGGCGGCGTGATTTTGAAGGTCGAGGACGTAGTCGCCGGCTGTCGCTACCACAAGCCGCTGTCTGAGCACGACAGCTTCGACAGCGCGTATGAGGCCGCCTGCAAACTGTTCGATGACGGCACGTGGGACGACTTCCTGATTGATGACGGCGGCCACCTGACGTCGCTTCCGAGCTATCGGCTGGTGAAAGAGACCTGCCCGAAGTGCGGCAAGGAGGCGCGCCCGTTCGAGATGTACGGCACCCGTGACTACTACGGCATCCCGTTCCGTCGTGTCTGTGCGAAGTGCTACGAGCGCATCATGACGACCACCGGCTACGACGGAGTCAAGTACGACGAGCGAGATGAAAACCTCGACGCCGACTATTGAGGAGGAGCCATGAACAAAGCAACGCGGGCGGCCATTGAGAAAATCGTCAACGCCCTTGAAACCCTCGGCGACGAGGTGGAGAGCCTGCACGACGACGAGCAGGAGAAGTTCGACAATGCTCCTGAGGGGCTGGAAGGCAGCGAACGCTATGCGGCCATTGAAGCCGCGGCCGACAATCTGGACACGGCACACGACAACATCACGGAAGCAATCGAGGCCCTGAGGGCCGCGATGGAATAGGAGGATCTGATATGTACCTGAAAAGAGATGGAACACGGGTTGAGCACCTGCCCGTCCTCGACGATTACGCCAAGGATGACCAGAACATGGGCGTGGAGACGGTCTACTTCGTGGAACTCTTCGACGAGAACCACCATCTGCTCGGCCGCCTCGAAAACGGGAACACCTACCCGAACGAGAGCCAGCGGCGGTTCTACCTGCTGAAGCACCCGGAGGCGGCGTTCATCAGCGTCAAGCGTGTGTACCGGAGGGCGTTCTGATGAAGAGATGCAGACAGTGCCCGTACCGCAAGAACTGCAGAGATGTCTGCTATGGTGACGCTCCCTGCGACTTCGCCAGAGCGTTTGACTCGCTCGACCGCAAGCTGAAATGGTGGCAGGCAAAGGCTAAAGCGGCGGATGCGGCGGCAAAGCCGACACCGGAGCCGCGAATTTTCGGTGATTACGTTTTCTCCCCGGCCAGAAATGCGTTCAACAGCAAGACGAGCTGGTGGATCAGCAAGAAGGGCTACGCGGTAGCGCGGTACTGCTTTACGGCTGATACGGAGGCAGAAGTGGAGCGCCAGCTTCAGAGCGCGGACAGTTACATCGAAATGTTTGAGGAGGGTTTGAAATGAAATTGACCTGTGCGGACTGCGGGTTCGAGTCCGACGAGGCCATCGTGCGTGACGGCCTTGGCTGGAAAGGGATTTGCCCGAAGTGCGGGCAGTCCTTCGATGTGGCTATCCCGAGGGGGCTGGTCGTGATGATGTTCGCGGATGACAGCAACCCCGAGAAGGATGCGGAAAACTTCGTGGACGACTTCAAAGATGCGGCCACGATCCGCACCTGCTACGTCTTCAACAGCGTGGCCGACTTTGCAGCGGCGTGGCGCAAGATGGTGGGGAACCCCGACGGAATGTGGTACTTCGTGCTCTACAAGGGCAAGCAGATTATGTCCGGCGCCTGCGATGATGGCGACGAGGACTACTTCAAGGAAGAAATGGAAGGGTGGCCCGAGGGATGAAAAGGTTCGATTTTGCAATCGCCCCGAAAGAACTGGCAGAGGCGATGATGGCGGATCTGGGCAACGGCCCAACCACGGTCAACGGCGACCGCTCTTCGACCTACTTCCTCGTGGCAAAGGCCGAGAAAGAACAGAACGGAGAGATAACGGCGGCGCTGATTGAGAACAAGGCCGGTTTGGAGCCTGACGAACAGTTCTACGGCGTCCATCTGATCGACGACATCAGCATGAGCGATTGCAGGCTGGTTTCGACGGACAGCCTTGAGGCAGATGAACTCGTTGAAACCCTTGAGGGAGTATATGCAGGGCTGAAAAAGAGCCTGAGTGATGAAGGAGCAAGCGATGATTTTGAAAGAAAATGAGGTTCTGCGCTGCCCACGTTGCGGTGGAAAGACCTTTTGCGCGACGGCGCACGTCACGCAGGACTGGGAACTGGATGACAGCGGCACGTTCGTTCGGTGCCTGAATGACTGCATCGAGGTCACGCACGAACCGGACAGGGAAGACGTCTGGGACTGCAAGACCTGTGGTTACAGCGACGCCGGCGAGAAGTTCGTGACCACGGTGGGCGAAGACAGCGAGATCCGCCTTTGCGAGTGCGTCTATGACCTCTCTGCGCTGGCGGCGCAGATGCTCGGCTCGAACGGCGCAGAAATCGACAGCCGCGACCTGTTCCACCACATTCTGAATTGGAGCCGTGAGTTCGAGGAAGGCGGTTTCGAGCACGAGGACTACATGACAGCCGTGATTGAGTTCGGCAAGCTGAAAATCGCTGAGTACAAAGAGGGATTGGTGCAGAGCCTTGAAGCCGAAGAGGTGGAAGAACCTGAGAAGCCAACTCCGACGGATGCCGAATTGACCTTTGCGCTGGTGTCTGCGGCGCCCGAAGACCGCGAAGAGATTTACCAGCAGTTCGAGGCAATCGGCATCAGCCGTGAGGCGGCCGATACGATGGCCGCTGAGTTCCGCCGCGGGGAAAGCGTGGAGGGGCAAACGTGAAGATTTTGTCCTTCGGTGCGGGAATGCAATCGACGGCCTTGGCCCTGATGTCCTGTGAGAATGTGGACGCCGAGCGCAAAGGCCACGAACGCCCGTACCCGCTGGTTCCGGTTTACGATCTGGTCGTCTTCTGCGACCTCGGCTTCGAGCCGCCGTGGGTCATGCAACAGGCCGAGTTCGTACACCGAGCCTGTGACACCGCCGGCATTCGATATGAGATGCTGGACGCACCGCTGCATCGTGATCTGATGCAGAACTTCGGGAGACGCCGCACGGTCAGCATCCCATGGTGGACGCTGCGGGATGACGGTCACAAGTCAAGGATGCCGCGAAACTGCACCCTCGACTACAAGGTGGAGCGCATCTCAAAGTTCGTCCGCTGGGAAGTGCTCGGCTACAAGAAAGGCCAGCGGCTCCGCGACGAGGACAAGAAGGCCCACGAGATGCACATGGGGTTCAGCTTCGAGGAAAAACAGCGGTGCAAGGACAGCCCGAACCCGATGTTTGTGAACCGTTTCCCGTTGGTGGACATGGAGCTGACGAGGGCTGACAACTACGCCTACATACTGGATGTCTGGGGACTGGACACCAAGGCGTCCGCCTGCTGCTTTTGCCCGTTCCACCGAAACTATTTCTTCGAGAACCTCAAGGAACACCAGCCGCAGACTTACGCGAAGCTGCTGGAGGTAGACGAGCTGCTGAGGGATAAGAACCCGAAGCCGCCTATGGACTCCGACCTGTTCATCTCCCGCAGCCGAAAGCGGCTTGCGGATCTGACTCCCGAAGACTGCTGCGATGCCGAATGCTTCGAGTATCACGGCAAGCAAATATGGAACGGATTTTAGGAGGTAACATGAAAATGAAGAGAAAGTACAAACAGGGAGACCGCGTTGACAGCGTGGCTGAACTTCTGGAGCATGACTGGTTCATCGTCCATTGTGGCCATCGCACAACGAAGACGATGCACAAGGCTGTGCTGTTGGAATGGAAGTTGAGGACCTGCCAGCAGGCTATCGACAGCGGACGCATCTTCATTGCGGTGAAGCTCACCAACGGCGAGTATTACGGGGACATGACCGATGACCAGATCGTCGATATGCTCGAAACGGATCTGTGCGAATACTGCGAGGGCAGAAAGGGCGTTGTCGGTCAGTGCGACGGCAAGTTCTGCGATGAAGCAATCGAAGCATGGAAGGGGGCGTATGTGAAGTGAAGTTCTTTCAGGTGTTTACGATGATCGTGATGGTGCTGGCAACCGTCGGCGTCATCGGCGAGAGCGGCCGAGGCAAGCACGTCTATATCGCGCTGTTCACGGCTGCGGGCGTTCTGCATCTGGCAGCATGGGCGCTGAGCATGATGTATTTTTGAGGAGGATATGAGCATGAAAGACAAGTTCGTCAAGGCGTACACAGAGAATATCACGCGACCGGGCGCTGACAAGTTGCTGGCGTGGATCGAGTCCTCGGACTTCTTTGCGGCACCGGCCAGTACCCGTTTTCACCTGTCCAGCCCCGGCGGGCTGCTGGAGCACAGCCTCCATGTGTTTGAGCGCATGAAGGCGATTTGCGCCAACGAAGCAACCATCACTCCGGGCTTCAACGAGCCGTCGATGGAGACGATTGCGGTTTGCGGTCTGCTTCACGACATCTGCAAAGCGAACTTCTATGCGGTCGAGATGCGCAACCGCAAGAACGATCAGGGCAGGTGGGAACAGTACCCGTTCTATGTGGTCGATGACAAGCTGCCTTACGGGCACGGTGAGAAGAGCGTCTACATCATCTCTGGGTTTATGCGCCTGAGCCGCGAGGAGGCTATGGCAATCCGTTGGCACATGGGGTTCTCGGATAACGACTTCCAAGGCGGCGGGTACAGCGTTGGCAACGCCTTTGACAAGTTCCCGCTGGCCGTCTTGCTGCACATCGCCGATCTGCAGGCGACCTATCTGGACGAAACCGGAGACAAGGCATGAGCGCGAAGCGGTGTAAAAGCCAAACGCCTGACGGCGCGGAATGGGTAGAAATCCCCGGCTATCGCTTCCGATACCAAATCAACCGCGAGGCGGTCGTCCGAAAGGAACTGGAGAGCGGCGAGTGGTACGTCCTGAAGCCGTACATCAGCGGGCGAACCCGCGCCTGCGTGAAGATGCGGACAGCGGACAACCGAAAAGTAGATGTGCCTGTTGTGTGGCTCATGGCCGACGCCTTCATGGGAGGTCGCAGGCCGGGGTACAACATCATCCATCGAAACGGCGCAAAGATGGATTGCGAGCTGGTGAACCTCTCATTCGCCAGTAAGCAGGTCAGCGGCAAACTTTCCAGCGCGAACCGGCGCAAGGCCGTGATGAAGGTCGATCAGGACGGTCAAGTGGTCGCCATTTACTCTTCTGGACGAGAGGCGGCCAAGAAGAACTACATCAGTCAAAACGCCATCTGGGCCAGATGTACGGGTAAAGTGAAAGACCCGTACAGGCTCGATGGCTACGATTACAGATACGAAACATCAAGGAGGGCTTAACATGAAAGTCAAAATCAACACGCACGGGAACCCGCTGCCCGAGTCACATGGTGAGTGGGTTGACCTTTACACCGCCGAGGACATCGTTCTGGAGCCGTTGGACTTCAAAATTATTTCGCTCGGCATTGCGATGGAACTTCCTGCCGGCTACTATGCGCAGGTCGTTCCCAGAAGCTCGACCTGCAAGAACTTCGGCGTCATCATGGCGAACAGCGTGGGCATCATCGAGCATAGCTACTGCGGTAACGATGACATCTGGGGCTTCCCGGCGGTTGCCATCCGTCATACGGAAATCCCGAAGGGGACGCGCATCTGCCAGTTCCGCCTCGTGAAGCAGGACGAGCCTGTTGAGTTCGAGCAGGTTGAGGATCTCGGCAACCCGAACCGCGGCGGCTGGGGCAGCACTGGAACCGGCAAGGGGGCGCAGTAATGGCTTGGGAGATGAAGTATCAGCCGAATGTGGTGCTGGATTTTGACGGCGTCATCCATTCCTATGTGAGCGGCTGGCAGGGCGTAGACGTTGTACCCGACCCGCCCGTGCCGCTCATTGACGAAGAAATCAAGCGGATCAGAGCCGCGGGGTACAGAGTGGTGGTCGTGTCCACCAGATGCGCCACGCCTGAGGGCATGGGAGCGGTGCGGCGCTACCTTCGGGAGAACGGCATTGAGGTCGATGATGTGGCGGCGGAAAAGCCACCCGCAAAAGTCTATGTCGATGACCGAGCCTTGCTCTTCGACGGCAATCCGAAGGGCCTGCTGGAAAAGATCCAGCAGTTCCGCCCGTGGCAAGAGGGAGGGCCTCTGCGTGGGAAGCCGCCTGTGCCGAACTGCCGCAAGTGCATCGCTCATGTGTATGAGCGCACGGACGACGGGTGGCGCGAGGATGAATTTGTCGCATGGTTCCACACATGGGGAAGCACGTTCGAGGAGTTCGATAATGGGGCCGTCCCTGTCACGACAGGCATTGTTGAGGACGAGCACGGTAAGGTGTGGAACACCGCGGCAGAGAACATCCGGTTCATCGACTGAGAGGAGGACTGCAGATGCCGATTAAGAACTACACGACCAAGGTGCCGGCGGTTCAGACCGTCGGCGAGATCCAAGGCATCCTCGCCGCGCACGGAGCGCGAAAGGTCATGATGGACTACGCCGAGAATGGCAGGGTCACGGCGGTCACATTTGCGCTGGACTGCTGCGGCTCCCTGCACGGTTTTCGGCTGGAAGCACGACCGGATGGCGTCAAGGCTGTGATGGCGAAGGAGCGTACCAAGTGCGACGATGAACAGGCCGAACGCATTGCGTGGCGGAACCTGAAAGACTGGATTGCGGCGCAAGTCGCCCTCGTGGAGACGGAGCAGGCCACGATGGACGAACTGTTCTTCCCGAAGCTGGTTGATCGGAATGAGAAGACGCTCTACGAGGTGTTCCAGAACGGCCAGCTTATGCTCGGCGACGGAGGTTGATGATGGAGAACGGATGGACGGCCACAAAAGAGGCGTTGCCTCCTGCTGACGAAAAAGTTCTGATTATCAGCAAATGGGGCCATGTGAGCGATGGCTCCCTCGTAGCATACGACCCGAAGGAGCCGCCGCTCTTCCGCCCGGACGGTTTGGAACCGGACGTTCATGTGAGATGGTGGATGCCAATGCTGGAGGACGGATGGCACACGCTCAAAGAGCAAAAACCACGGGAGGGGCAAGAGGTCTTGACGAAGGACTCGTACGGTCACATCTTTAGCTGCGTGTGGAAAAGGCTTTGCGGCTCTGAACGCCCGACGTTCGTTCCGTTTGTGTGGGTGCCGAGGTTCTGGCGTGAGATGCCGCCGCTGCCTGAGGGTGTGCGACTGAAATACTGAGGAGGGCAAGAATGAACACAAACAAGCTGCGCCCGTGCAAAGTTGGCGAAGAGCTCTACCTGTTCCACGGGTTCACGCAAATCTCGCAGATCGTGCCGCCGTCGCTCATGCGTGGTGGGCATGGCGGCGGTGTTGTTGCTGGTGCCTATGCCATACTGGAACGACGGGATGGCACGGTTGGGCTGGTGGAGGCACAGCAAGTGCAATTCCTCGACACGGCGAAGGAGTTTGCACAGTACGCGGAGGGAGAACGAAATGAGTAAGTATGCGCCGATATATCGGTGCCTTATATGTGGTCGAATAGCGCAGAGGGCCGGGGAGCACGAACCGTTGGAATTGGATCAACACCAAGCGGAAGTTCTGGCGCAGGGGTTGGCCGATAGCAGCCGCAAGAAACCGAGCGCGAGGGAGAAAGTTCCGTACGCCGGCTACCACGACTGCTGGGGAAATGGGAAGAATATCGGAGCGGCGGTGTTCTGCGGCTTCGTCATGGTGGACGAAAACAAGAAGGAGGGCAATGACAATGTTTGATTACACGAGGGAGCACGAGAACGACTTTAGCTTCTGGTATCCGAAAATAAAGGACTGCGGCATCCCGACGCCGCTGACGTTCTATACGAAGCTGCCGAGTGCAGAGGAGGAACCGGAATACGCGAAACGGCTCTATGAGGCGTTCTACATGGAGCACCCGAAGGAGGACGAAGAGGTTGTCAAGGCGTATCTGGAGGAGCGCGTCATCCCGAAGCTGAAAGAGATGGGGCTGACCGGCCATGTGTTCGTCAAGAATGGCCGCTTCAGCAACAAGTTCAATGCGAATGGGACGTGCAACCTGTACGGTCTGCATGAGCTGTACCGGGCGATCATCCTAATCAACTACGAGGCGATATGCTGCGGAGCAGAAGGCGCGGACGAAATCGTGGTGCGAAAGTTCATCGAAAGCTCCGTGGGGATGACGCCTTGCATCTACAACGGTCTGCCTCTGCGGCCAGAGTTCCGAGTCTTCTATGACTTCGACGCCAGAAAACCAATCTTCACCGCGAATTATTGGGACTATGACTACGTTTACCCGCACCTGTACCACGCCACCGACAAGATTATTTTCGAGCATGAGCGAGAAAGATTGGAAGGCGTGTATGCACACTTCAAGGATGCCGTTCAGGATAAGGTCGCTGATGCAATGCGGGACGTGCAAGGACTGACGGGGCAATGGTCGGTTGATGTTCTGATGGACGAAAGCGAAAAGTTCTGGTTGATCGACATGGCGATTGCCCAGCGTTCTGCGTACTGGGAGATGCGACCGGAGGGGTATGCGGAATGAAATATCAGCCGGTTTACAAATGTCCGTTGTGTGGTCGGCTGCTGTCCAGATCGCAGCCTCAGGAGGTGCCGACCGAAATGCTCCCGGCTCTGCTCGGCAAAGTGATCCAGCATCAGCAGCTCGCGGCGAACCCGTTCACGCGAAATAACGTGCCGATGCACATTCCGTGCAAATGCCCGGACGGAAGCGCAGGTCTGGCACAGTTTGCTGGCTTCAGGTGCGTCAAATGAGGGTGCAAGGGTTCCTGATTTATCGGATCTGGTACGGGGACTGCCTCGTGTACGTTGGCCGCACCAAGCAGCCGCTGCAGAGCAGAATACGCGGCCACCTGTTTAGCAAGCCGATGCACCGCACCGTCAACATAGAGCAGGTGACGAAGATCGAGTATGCGGAGTTGGGGAGCGAAGCGGATATGAACCTGTACGAGATCTACTACATCCTGCGGCTCCATCCGCCGCTGAACGTGGATGACAAGGCGAGGGATGACCTGAGCGTGACGCTGCCTGAGTTGGAATGGAAGGAGTTCACGACGCCGCTCTGGGAAGGGTGGCGGCAGGAGATTGCGAAGCAGGACTCCCGCATTGACCACCTGCGGAAACGCTATGCGGAGATCCCGCAGGAGATCTCGATACTCCGCGGCCTGCGGAAGACGGGCGAAATCACAGAGTACGAGTTCGAGGAACGACTCTCTGCACTCAAAGAAGAGTTGGCCGAGGTTTCCAAGGAATTGTGGCATCGGTAAAGACCAGCGTAGGTCGATTTACGTTGCCGCCGGCATACAATCCATCATTCTGCGACGTTCCAGCGGCTCCAGAGGGCAGTAAAATAGCGGCTATGCTCCATTTCGGGGCGTAGCCGCTTTTCTTATTCTTCAGGGATGGCCTGAACGATTTGAGTGATGGCGTTCTGGAAATGCGAGAGGTTTGATGGCTCTGCAAGTAATCGCAGGTCGATATACTGGAACTGGCTGGAGCCGAAGATGAATTGCTCGGCGTCGGCTGGGGAAGCGTCGGGGAACGTCAGGAGCATGGAGCGTAGCGCACCTTCCTCGAACGTGCCGCAGGTCTGGTCTACCAACGACGGTAAAGATACCTCAACGGCTGTCCTGAGACCCGTATGGCCCTTTTCCCAGGAGGTCACACTAAATACCTTGCGGCCGTTCCGAAGCGCCCTGCACACGCCAAACTTCGTCCCGCGGCCATAACTGATCTGCAGACCGGCGCTGGAGGCGAACGATGTGAGAGCGGCGACAACCGGAACGATGGCTGAGTTTTCGCGCTGGCTGAGCTGCTCGGCCATGCTGTCGGCGTCCCAGATAGTGGAGTATCTGGCAGCCTGCTTGACAGGCGAATTGCCACCGCCGACAATCGTGGAGGAGATCAGCTCGGCACCGTCCTCGGAAACGTACCGCTTGATCTCGACACCGCAGACATCGATACTGTCCATGCTGCGGTCGAGGAAGTCTATCATGGAAGCCAAAGAGTCGGGGATAGAGTCTGCCGCGAAAATCAGCCGCATCCGCTCAGCCCTCAGATTGCCGTCGAGAGCGGCCCACAGATCGTCGGGAACATCCAGTAGCGGCGCGGACGCTCTGAGTTCGCTGGCGCTCCACGCCCGCATACGGGAGGCGTAGTCGAGCATCTGGCCTACGACCTCGCGGCGGATTCTGGTGTCGGTACTCCGCTTCACCTCGACGAGCACGGGGAGGCCGTCTTGGTCAATGAAGAGATGGTCAATGGAGAAAAGGGCTGGCCCATCTGGAGCATCGCGCACGGGCTGTTCTCGACGCAACAGGTAAAGGCGCTGGCCCTCATTGGGGGAGCTGAGCAGCAGTTGCGGATTTTCCGCAATAAGCTGCTGGAGGTCGGCCTCTGCGGGATATAGAGCCTCGCTGGCCGGGATGACGGTGCCACCGGAAAGGCGGTAGAGTTTAGACCCTGAAAGACCCATGAAAATATCCTCCGTTCATGTGGTATAGTCTACTGGCTCATGGCCTATATTCTAACAGTGGATTTCGTGAGCGTCAACGGGGCTGTAAGCTATGAGAAGAGGTGGTATGAACCGACGGCATACATCATTGGAGGAGCAAAAAGTGGACAAGAAGCTATTTGGAACGAGAATCAACAAAGCCCGAAAAGACCGCGGCCTGACGGCTGAGAAGCTGGCGGAGGCTTGCAACATCAATTCGACGTACTTGCGCCAGATTGAGGGAGGTAAGAAGCTGCCGAGCCTGCCGGTATTCGCCACTTTATGCCGCGAATTACGAGTTTCACCGAATTATATCCTGCCAGACCTCGTGGAAGGCACGGAGGCCGAAAAAATTCAAAAAATTTTTTCTGAGTCCGATCCGACACCGTCCCAGATCGAGATGCTTGCGGAGATGGCTGGGGTCATTCTGAAAGAGAGATAGGCAAAGTATATGAGCGTAAAAACGAGCATAGCCCCGCGTCGTCTGACGCAGGGCTTTTTCGCGTTTTTGCTGTTATCCGAACGGTTAAATGTTATTACCGCGCACCTATCTTGCTTTAGGTAGGTAAAATGTTATAATCAAATCACAGGAAACAAAAAAGAACCCTCAGTGCTTGCAACACCAAGGGTTCCGGCGGTTCGGCAGCCACCTGTGACTGCGTTACACACCTCCGAGCAAGGTAAGTGTAACATGGCTGCCGGCCGCTGTCAAGAACGACGAAAGGAGCAATACACTTATGATGACGACCCCCGACAAATTGAGAGCGGACGCGGCAAAGCTGGATGTATTTCTGGAGATGTTCGAGTCCACCTACTTCTACTTCCTCGACATGGCCGAGGGAGAGGCGGAGAAGAGGGACAGAGGCGCCTTGGCCTTCTACGAGATCAAGGACAGAGTTCACGCGCTGATGGGCGAGATGGAAGAGTTCGCCGGCCACATGGAGGTCTGCAACGCCATCTTCGCGGTGAACTTTGCGAACCGTGAAGCGGAGAAAGGCGGTGCGGTATGAGCGAGACCGTCAAGAGCTTCATTGGCAGAGTAGCCGTTGTGGAGCAGGAGGGAAGCGCAGTCCGCGTTCTCCTGAACGAAGGCGAGACGATGTATGCGGCACGGGATCTGCTGGCCGCCTGTGGCTGCGCCTATCCGACCAAGTGGTGCCAGCGCGAAGCAAAGAGCGAGAGCGACGTGAAGCTGGTGAAGCTGCCGTTTCCGGTCAACGGGAAGACGGGCGGCGCATCCCGCCGGTCTGTGCCGATGTACTTCGTGACCGAACGCTGTGGGCGGATGATTTTGGACATCTTCGGATGCAGCAAGGAAACGAGGGCATGGATCGAGGGCAAGGTGTTCGCCTGTAAGCTGGGAAAGCCAGACGAGCAGACGCCGATGGAGCTGCCAGCACCGACGCAGGTAGCTGTCCCCGAGAAGCCGACGCCTCCCCCTAAAGCTGGAAGCGACGCCATCAACCGGCGAATCGACGCGATTTTGTTGGAGCTGCTTGAGCTCAAGAAGTACATAGTGACCGCAGAAGCGTGAGTGGGCGGCCTCGGCCTTGTGTCGGGGCCGTCTTTTTCTGCCTGTCGAATATAAACGTATGTGAATATGATACAGAAAAATAATTTGTAAAATTAACGAAAACATATTGACATAGGTAGGTATCGCAGTATAATAAAGTTACAAATTAACCGACCGGCTAATTAGAAAGGGACGGAGACCATGAAACGTAAATCTGACATCGTGCGCGAAGCCGTAGCCGCGGGCAACTTCAAAGAGGCCCTTCGGATTGCAAAGGGTTTCCGCATCAACATCACGGCGGAGCAGAGAGATACGATGTGCAGAGCTTATGAGTGCATTGTTCATCCTGACTTCTACCGGCAACTCGGGACGGACATCCCGACAGCCATCAATGCCGGCGTTGAGATCGTCACTCAGATTTACGGATAAGGAGAACAGCTATGGGGAAGGCGTATTACTTCGTCAAGCGTAGCGGCAACTGCAACCAGTGCGGTTCCGAGTATATGCGCTGGGCGTTCAGCACCGAGTACACCAGCAAGACGGCGCTCAAGAAAGCGTACACGACCGGCCGCCGGTCGGTCAGGATGGCGGACATCTACACGCCGCAGCAGCTTCTTCAGGAGTTCGGCATCGTCAAGGCCAAGCACATCATCGAAGAGGTTCTGCAGTATCAACCGGAGCTTTGCTCCAGAAAGGAAGCGTAAACATGGAAGACAAGAAGATCGTTGTTGACGGCGTGGAACTGATTCCGGTATGGCGCGTTCTCTATCAGGATGCGTGGATGAAGCGCAGCGGCCGTGGGTTCTGGATTTTGGAGAACATGGCGAAGGGTTGGCAGGAAATGAACTGGGTCGGCCGTCATACGTTCAAGAGCCAGCAGGCCGCAGTCGATGCTCTGAACTCGCTGATCCGCGAACGCAGCAAAGGCGCCCATACCCAGACGCAGATGTGCGGCGGCTTCGGCATCGACATTGTGATCGACGAGGACGCCGCCAACGATATGCGCATCGTTGACTGGAAAATCCAGAAGCAGTACAAGACCCGGTGGGAACTGGTCGATGAAATGGAGGCGTCGGAATGAATAAGACGGCGGTGGAGTTGCTCCGCACGAATGCCAGCTACATCGACGCCTTGAAGGAGGCTATCGACCGCTGGGAGAAGTCCAACGACACAGAAGAGAAGCGCGACCTGCTCGCCGCCATTGGTGAGATCGGCGTTGACGTACATAACCGTAACCGGCAGCTCGGCATCTTGTAGGAGGAAGCACAGATGAAGATAGCACAGGCGAGGAAGCTGCTTACCGAGGACATCGGGCGGATGACGCTCGAACAGCTTCAGAGGCATCGGGTCAAGCTGACTGATGCTTGGAGAGAGAGCAGAGCTGAGTACGGCATGGGTCAGGCGGCGATGGATGGCTTCTACCGGCAGACTGGGGAAGATGTTACGGAGTACACGCCGACCGATTTGTGGCTCACCCAGAACCTCTCACACAGGCTCGACGAGGCCATCGAGAGAGAGCTGGAGCTACTGAGCAGTCCCAACAGCAAGGCGTAACACCCGCCAAAACCGACGCACAAGACCGAGAACGTGCTCTACGGCGGAAAGCATACACTTTCACCACCGCACGGAAACGTGCCATACAGAGCCTCTCAGGGGCTTCTACGGGTGTTGGTTTCCATGTGGCTAATTTGAAATTACGTCCGCGTCAATGCGGATGTGTAGGAAAGGACAGACGATATGAGTGAAAACACGGTAGCCATTCGGTGCAAATCCGAAATGAACCGCTGGATGGACAGCGTTATGGTCGTTCCGCAGGAACAGGCCGACGACATTGAGCAGAGCATCAAAGAGCGGATGCGTGGCTTCGAGCGCAACGGCTCCTGCTATGGAGACGTGATGCGCGAGATTGCGCAGGCCGCTGGCATCGAAAGCCTCGCCCTCTGCGATTACGACGAAGACACGGACGAACCGACTGACGCTTGGTGCGAATACTGTGCGGGCCTCAGCCAGAAGATGCCCGTCATCGAGATTGACCTCGGTGAGTTGGGGAACGACGTGAACATCGACGATCTGCTCGATAAAGCCGAGGAGCTTGGCTGGTGCGTCCGCGAAAGCGACACCGAATGGGAGTTTATCCAGAACAGCCCCGCCGGTGAAGATTTCTCTTTCGACGTCGGCACGGACGATGTCCACAACGCGGACGACATGGTGCGCGAGATCCGTTCCTATGCGAATGGCTTCGACGCTGAGGAACACGCCAAGATGTGGATTGAGGCACAGGGACGGGTGTCCGGTGTCCCTGACCTCAAGACGCTTGTGAAGGATGCTGATGACATCAAACTGATGCTGAACAAGCTGGCGTCTGCGATGGAGGATGTGCTGAAAGGGGAGTCTGATGACGAAGATGACCGAGCAGAGCTGTCGCCTCGCCAGATTGAGCGTCTGGACGAAATCGACAACGCTATGTACCGGTTCCTGCTGGTTCTTCTGGAGCGGGACGAGGACGAGTTCGACTGGGATATGTACCACATCGGCGAAGCTGTCGATGCGGTACAGCAGGTGATGCTCGACCACGGGTTCGACATCCACCGCCCCTATGTTGAAGACGACGGCGAGCACCGGACGGTGCATGACTACGAAAGGGCTGGTGGCCGCTAATATGGAGAAGGCGTATGAGTGGCTGCTGAAGGAGTTCAGCATTGACGGCGCTGCGGCTCGCATCATCCGAAACGTTTTGGAGTACGCCGACCGCATGGGAGGCGACGAACAGTACGACTTCCTGACCGAGATGTTGGATGGAACGATTGGACTTTCTGATCGAGAGATCCGAAACTTGTGCTGGAACTGAAGGAGGTGTGGAAATGATAGCTCAGGCTACAAGATGCTATGACTGCGGAAGCTACGTTTCGCGGGACATCTACTTTGGCAGGTTCGGGAAGCGCAACAACGTCCCACTTTGGGTTTGCCCCAACTGCGGCGTGGTACATGAGGACTATCGGTGGTTCAAATACGTCAGCCAGCAGGAGGCAAACGCCATCATCGAACACCGCGGGCCTCGTGGCCTGTTCGTGCTGGAGACTGGCGTTGAGTACATCGGCATCGACAATAGCACCGGCGACGCTTGGACGGAAGAGTTCCCCGACCTGACCGAGTGCATGATGTGGCTGGCCGGGGAAAAGGAAGCCGCGCAGGCGGCAAAAGCACAGAGAAAATACGAGACAGGTGACGGGCCTGCCGAGGACGTGGAACTGCGGCAGTATAGATGCCTCCGGTGTAACCACGTCTGGTACGAGGACTGCGACGCTCCCGATTACCCCGACTACTGCCCCGGCTGTGGTGAAAGTCTTTGCAGAGGAGGCACTCAGGAATGACAAAGGCAGAATTGCGAGAGAAGCTGCTCGGTGGAGCCGTCATGGATGACCTGTTCGCATTCAGAAACGGTCAGGATTGCGAAATCTTCAAGGCCACTCGGTTTGAACGGAGCGACGACATCATTTACATTCCCGACCTTGCCCTAAACCTGATTCCGGTCACGGAACCTGCAAACGGCCCGGAGGACGTGGAGGAAATCGTCGGTTGCTGCTACACCGGCAACGACTTCGTTGAAGAGTGCGGCGGGGACGTAGAGAAGGCAAGACACCTGTTCTGGTACTGCGACTGGCAGCATCCGAGTTCAGCTCTGCCCGAAATCGAAGACGATGAGGAGGAATGACAAGATGAGCGAAAATGCGAATGAGACGGTTTTTCTTACGAGCGAAGTGGAGGCCAAGGCTGGCGTGGTGAATTGCTGCGATACGGCGAAGTGGTACGGCAAGGACATGACGCCCGAAGAGAAAGCTGAACTCAAGAAGGGCCAGCGCGAGTGGGAAAAGTCTCGTTTCAGAAAGTGGATCTGCCAGGAAGCGCTCTCGGCGATCAATGAGAGTGACGTGAAAAAGATCAAGGAGACCGGACGACAAGAAGGCGGAAAGATGAACAACCATTGGTGCAAGGTATCCGCGATGGTTTGCATCACCGCGGAGGATGTAGACCTGATTCTGTACGAGGCGCTCAATGCTGGCGGTATTTCTACTTGGTCTGATGCGGTGAAAACGGTAGGCGACAAACTGGGCAAGCGTGTCTGCGAACAGGTCGCGCTTGGCGGCGAACTGATGATCCACGAGATTGGCGGAGAATGGCACAAGCTGTCTTGGCAGAACCTAATGAGCGGTGTCGAGCAGTATCTGAACGAGAGCTGCCACATCCGCATTGAGGATGAACGGCTGGCTCTGGATGACCTGACAA